ATGGTTACAATCTACAAACGACTTTCACAGAAAGTACAAAAAGGTACTAATTTAGCAGAAGTGCTAATTAGTTTAAAGAATGGTAAGGATTATTTCGTAAGAGGTAAATCTGGAATATTTGTTACACCATCAAACTTTAGGAAAGGAGAAATTTTCGTTAATCGTCGCAAATTAAACAATGACAATGATTATCACGAAGAGCAATTAAGAAAAATGCAAAATTTAGAGGCTTTCATTCTTAAATCACTTTCTCAAACCATAAATGAAGAAATTAATGGAGAGTGGCTAAAGTCTATTATCTTCCAATTTCACAATCCTAATACAATAATAAAAGGGAAAAAGAAATCTTTAGAAAATCTCATAACAGAATTTCTTGATAATAAAAATTTCTCAGCAGCGTACAAGCCAGGAGTCTTAGTTGCTTTCCGTGATATTAAACGTTATGAGCTTTACAAAAGAGCCACTAAAAATCCAAAATACAAGTTCGACCCTTACACCGTAAAGAGAGCTGAAATAGAAGAATTTATTAGCTATATAAGAAACGAGCATAAATTATACTTAGAGAATACAGCTCTTCTTGAAAAGATTATACAAGATAGTCAAGGTATTGTTCCTAAGGGTAATAATATAATTAAGCCTAAAGGTGAAAATACTATAATCGGGATAGTAAAAAAAATAAAATCATTTTTTCTATGGCTGAATAACACAGAGCGCATTGATAACAATCCTTTTAAATCCATTTCTCTTGGCTCCACTCATTATGGTACACCTTATTATCTTAGTATAGATGAAAGAAATAAAATATCCCAATATCCATTCACATCTGCATACTTAGCTCGCCAACGTGATATATTTATTTTTCAATGTCTTGTAGGGTGTCGTGTTAGCGATTTGGAAAGGCTCACAAAAAGCAATGTTTCAGAAGGCTTTCTCGTATATGCTCCTCATAAGACAAAAGACGATGGCGAGCAAACTCTGATAGCGCGTGTGCCATTACACGAACAAGCCAAAGCCATTATAGAGCGATATAAAAACACCGCAGGAGATAAGCTGCTACCATGTATTCCTTCTCAAAAATATAATAATGCTATTAAAGAAATTTTATCTATAGTTGGTATCGACCGTATTGTAACGGTGCGCAACCCCCTTACGGGAGAACCCGAACAACGCCACATTAACGAAATAGCAAGTAGCCACATGGCAAGGCGCACATTTGTAGGGAATGCTTATTCTTTGGTAAAAGACCCTAACATAGTAGGAAAGATGAGCGGACACGTAGAGGGATCAAAAGCGTTTGCGCGCTACCGCAATATTGACGACTCTATATTAAAAGATGTGATAAGTAATTTATAAAAATAAAAAGCCCCACTACTTTCTACAAGCGGTGGGTGCTTTATTATAAAAATTAAATAAACAAAATTATTTATCATTAGCTCGCCAGCTAATTGCTTAAACTTTTTAACCTATGAAATATAATTTACGTATAAAACTCTCCACTGCAAAGGTATAAAAAAGTGTAATACCCATTGCAACGAAATCATAAAAATGTAACAACGCAAGCAGGGGGGCTACAGCTTTTCGTAACCCCTCTTAATCATTTCAGACACGAACTCCGACACGTTTCTTGGTCTTGCTTTTCTAATGATACGCTCGGCTTCCTCATCAAGCCCTACGGATATTCTCTTCGTGGGCTTTCGCTTTTTCAAAAGCGGGACGTTGTTAGCAGACAATATCCTATATATGGTCTGCTCAGACCTTACCCCTGTCTTAGCCATTATCTGCTTTATGCTATTCTTCCTCCCACGATAAAGCCGTATTACTTCTTGCTCTTGCTCTATGCTTATCATTTTCTTTTTGTTACAAATTCCGCTGCCTTACGTAATGATGTTGCAAGGCGTTCCGCATCTGTTTCCCCCTCTATGATTAAATGCCATCGTGGCTCGTTACGCCTGTATAGACATAGCTTCTCATCGGCTTCCCTATATTCATAACCGTATGGTTGTGAGAAACATTTACTACTATGATACTTTACTGCCCATTCCCCTATTTCTCGCATCACACGTGCTAACTCCGCCGCCGAAGGATTAGGCTTATCTTCAAGAATGGTTACTTTCTGCGTTTCGTTGTACTTTCCGTCCTCAAACCTCACCACTATGCCCTCTTCAGTATCGGTCAATACCCAACCATTAGGCTGGGTACTGCTCTTCTGTATTACGTATTTGTCCATACTTTTATAAGTTTGTCTTGTATGCCATACCATTGTTTAAGTTTACGTTGTATCGCACGCCCTCTTTGCTGGTCAGTACCTCATAACAAGGCTTTACGTTATCGTTGTAACAACGGCTTTCACTGAACACGCGTCCGTCTTCCATTTCTACGATACCATAATGATAGCTAAGTGAAGACTTGTTCATCATTTCTAACGTTTCTCTTTTAAAGCCATTCTCCCATTGGTACTTCATAATTCTTTTACAGTTGTTACGGTGTGTCTCACCTTTCTTAATTGTTATATGTTTATTTGTTTAACTGATGCAAAGGTAATAAGTATTTTCTAAAAATCAAAATAAAATAATCATTATTTTGATATGTACTCGATAATTTAACTTTTACTAACAATACTTCCCCTTAAAAAGCAAAGATATTGTAGCTTACCCCTATACCGATGTATGGTTTAAACTCTCTGCCGTTATATCCATATCCAGCTTGCAGACTTACTCCCCACCGTTTAGTTTTAGGCATTATAGTATTAGTTATAATCTTTGTATCTCTATATAGCTTAATACTATCAAGGCTTGCATGGTAGCCGCTTATATAGGCTTTATATCCTTTTCCCTCATACATCTTTTGCACGATAGGCACTTCCACGCTCACGCTATCCCTCTTCGCTTGTATGCTGCCGCCCTCTACATTAGCTATGTTATTAATAGTATCAGAGCTTATGTTGTTAGCTTGTGGCACCACCACTTTAAGCCTCGCCACTTCTCTTCTTATCACGATACTATCCCTAACCATTGGCAATAGCTCCGTAACGGTATCATGCAGGGTAATAGTATCGCTTTTAATCGCTGCTCCGTGTGGCGTATGAGCGCGTTCGCACTGCCAATAGTTAAGTAGTAGGCTTAACATAAGAAACAGGCTTAAAATGCAAATGAGAATGTGGGGTAAATTTCCTTTATTATATTGTATCTTCATAATCTATTACGCACTCTTACTTCTTCGGCACTCCGTATGCTCTGCAAATCCAGCCATTAAGGAATCGTTTTTGATTTGGTCGGCTGCTTACGATAGCGTTATAAAACCTTATCCTTGCCTGTGTAATACGTGGAAAGAGGCTCTCTCCTGCCGCGTTTATAGCCGCTAAGGTGTTACTACCTACTATGCCGTCTGCTTTCACGCCTACAAGCCTTTGCACACCTTTAATGCCGCTTATGCCGCTGCCCCATACCCAATCTACCATGTTATTGGCTACTCCTTGCGACTTTATCTCGTCCGCCTTGCATCTATCCCAAAAGATATGCTTAAAGACGTGTTCCCACTCCTGCTCGGTTATATGTTTAAGGTCATCTACGGTCTTCTTGCTGCCGTACACGGTTCTGTATGTGTTTATTGTTATCCCCATGTTTGTAGCACCGCCACGGTCTAAGGGGTCGTTTACAAAACCACCCTCACTCTTCTTTATAAATGGTATTAACTTCTTGTAATCTGCCATAATATATAATTTCCTTTCTTTTTGTTTTTTAGTTTAAATTAAAAACTACACCTATACTCGCGTACCGATGTAGTGAATAAAATAAAGATACTTTCAAAATAAAAATATAATAACAAATAAAATATAAAAGTATGAAAATATAGTTTTTACTCTTCTTCTCTTTTACTGCCCATTATCCTGCACCGCACCTCTACTTTTAGTAATAAACTCCGATACGCTTTTTATAGCGTCCTTAGCATCAGCTGATGTAGTAGCGTTAATAACTATCTGCATTAAGTCGTTAAGCTGCACAAGCTCGCTCTTACGCTCCTTAGCGTGTTCGTATAATGATTTTATCTCTATTATAAGCAGCACTATGCACAGAGCCATTGAGGCGTAAGGCAATAAAGGTATATGGTAAAGATAAAATCCAATAAATAGTACCGTGTCTATCGTGAACGCTATCAGCATAAACCGCCAATACTCCGTAAACTTGTCTATGGTGATTCTCATCTTATGCGATGATACTTTCTTGCCTAACTTCTTATTCGTGTATATCCTGTCCCAAAGGTCTACAAGTATTGCTAAGACGATGACCGCCCACAGCATACCGCAAATGCCTAAATGTACACCCATAGAATGTAGGAAGTGATGTGATATTTCTAACTCTAACATTTCTTTTCCTCCTTTCCCTTATAGTTAAAGAACAGCCAGCCAAAGCCACGCACAGCCATATAATACGCAAAGCACCACACCATAAGCCATGTGCAAGTACTTCTACTCACCATATCTGCTAACAGCCTTTTATCCGCTCTAAAGCGTTCTTTCTTACCGCCACCCTCGTTATACATAGCATCATGCAGCTCACAATATTCTTGAAACATTCCAAAGAATGGCGGACGCAACCCCATTACGCCACACCCATTTACTCCATTTCGCCACAATATTCCTTTTAGCCTCATTGTCTTCTTTCTCCTTTCTGCTCTTTAAAAGTTCAGCTTATTAGGGTAACCTTTCGTAAAGTCATACCCTCTCACCTCGTCTACATTCTCTAATGCTCTCACGGCTCTCTTATGTCCCTCTGTTACTATGTAGCACGCATCAGCATAACGTTGTATCTGCGCTAAGATTATCCGCACTTTCTCTATCGCTAAAGTTACCTGCACGCCCTCTACCACAAAGGTTATGTCTTTCTCTCCCAACAGCTCGGCAGCGTCTAAGCTCACTAAGTAGTTTGCCCTCACAGCAGGTGTTACCCACGTATGCAACCCTTTAAAGGTTAAGTCGTTTACGTTGCTACTATTAGAGTAGTCTTCTATCTCTGCTATCTTCCTCGCTTTCTCGGCTTCTAAAGGTAGCTCCTCTTTCCCCTGCTCTTCGCCTCTTTGTGAAGAAGTAGCAGAGTGTCGCTCCTCTCGTTTTTTACGTGCCTCCTGCTCTCGTTCTTTCTCTATGCGCTCTGCCTCTTGAATATCTATCTCCGTATATCCCTCTGCGTTATCTAAGGTAGATAGCCACACCTCATAGCCGTAAACGTTCCCATTACGCATTATCTTCTTACCCTCATCGGCTATCAATACCTTACAACCGCTTATCTCTCGTACTTCCATTATATCTTTTCCTTTCTGCTTTTTATGTTTTTTTATTTTCCTTTCTTAGTACTTTGCTATCGTCCAGCCTTTCTTAGCTGCCGCAGCACGCTCCTCATCGCTCAACCTGTCATACACCTTCCTGTCTAACGTTATCACGCATGGCTTTAGTCCTCTCGCTACTCTGTCGTCTGCTCCCTCGCCAAAAGTCCATTTAAGCGATTTTAGTCCCTCTTCGGTTTCTCCCCATTTCGATGTACCGTTTATCTTCAGTTCCTCCAACTGGTCAAAGGTTAGCGGCAGCCATAGTTCCTGCAAGCTATCTACGCCATAGAACATATCACTTGCGCCTTCTACTTTCCTAAAGGTGCTATTTCTGAAATCCAACTTCTTTAGGCTCGAGCAGTTTTGAAACATAGACCCTGTCCACTTTATATTCGACAAGTTCCATTTGCTCGTGTCTAACTCTTGTAAAGATGAGCAATTTCTAAACATAAAAGAGCCACTCGTTAGCTCCGACAAATCCCAAGAACTCGCATCTAATGCGTCCAAGCGTGTGCAATAGGAGAACATATACTCTGCATTTTGTAAGCTCTTCATCTGCCAAGAGCTTGTGTCTATATATCTCAAGCTGTCGCAGTTCTCGAACATTTCGGTTGCATTTCTCACGTTCTTCATCGTCCACCCATCGAAGTTCACACCTCTTAACGCTTTCCAACCATAAAACATACTGCTCACATCAGTCATCAGCGTGGTGTCCCACCGGCTCAAGTCTAACTCCTTAACATACTCGTTACCGCTATCCCCATAAGGGGCAGAGAATCGTCCTAACCTCCCCTTTACCGTGTAAGCACCCATGTAATACACTCTGTAAGTAGAATAAGATAGATGGTCTTCTACAGGTGTCCTTTTCACCGTCCCTGTCTTAGTGTCAAACCATATATTATATTGTGGGTCTTTAGGTTCCGCTTCTACCACCTTACGCACTTCCATTTCCTGCTCGTATTCCTTTTTCCTTAGTGCTGCCAAGCGTTCTGCCTCGCCTAATGTGGCGTGTATCTTATCAGTGTACTCCTCGCGTTTCTTCTCCGCTTCCACCCTCTGACTCTCATTCTTGGCAACGCTCCTTAACTCACCTAACAAAGACGTAATATCGCTGAACGTATTATAGTATTCCTCTTGCGTACCTCCGTAGCCATGCTCCTTAGCTAACTTATATGCGTCCGTAAGCACCATAGGCATGTAAGCCTTTATCTCTGCTGCATCAAAGCGTGAGTTCTCTCGTACTAACTCTACCACACCCTCTGCAATAGCAACGTGTAGCCTCTTGCCGTTATCGAAATTCGCATCTTGGGTCTTTACATACACCTCTACACGTAACCTGCCAACATGAAGTTTATGCTTACTCAAGAAACAGCGTACCTTGTTCTCGTCCGCTAACTCGCATCTGTTCCACACGCCTGCTTTCCTGCCTACGCTATACGTTGCTACCCCCACTTGGAACTTAATCTCAAAGTCGTCCACCTCGCCTATCTTATAAGGCTCTTCGCCTGCCATAAGCTCTACCACAACTTCAAAGTCCTCTTTGTAGTTTATCTTCACTATCCCTTTCGCTGTCTGCGGCTCTTCCGCTCCGCCACACCTGCTAAATTCTCTATCGTTATAACACATACCACTCATGATTATATTTCTTTTCTCTTGTCGTTTTAATCATCTGTTTCGTTACCATACCTATCTATACGGTAATTTCCATCACCACTATCTGTTTTGTTTGAAGGATAATAGTAAGGAATATAATTTATACCATCATTCCAATTAGACAACTTGCCTACAGCATATTCCCAGCCTATCTTTACTGACTTCCTATCTCCTACAAGTCTACATCTAAGATGAGCTATCTCTCCCTTATCTATTTCTATTTTCAAAGGTTGAAAATAAGATCTTTTCTCTTCCATATCTGCATTATAGCCATTTCCCCGATAAGCTAAAGAGGGGAAACCATATCCCGAAAAGCATAAAGAACCTACTATTCCTACTGATATATCCCCTTTGTTTTCGATGACTAATTCTGATCCCAACAAAAAGTTATTATCCAACGCGCCAGGTACTTCCCCTCTACGAGGCATATAAGAAAGATAATTTAAATAAATGCGAGGTGCTGCATAAAAGGGAGAGGTACCCAATTTAGCTTTATGTGTCATATTAAACGATATACTTGGACCCGCTTTAGCCACATTGACCCAATGGAACGCATAAGACCCTCTTATCTCTGGCTTAAAAATCCCATTTACAAATCTTAAATATTCATGAAAATTATTATCGTTTATTTCTGTGAACTTTCTGCAAAACCAAGGCTCGCTAAGCATACCAACACTTACTTTCCCCTGCTTATCTATTAGAAACGTTTCCGTGCCGCTGCTGTTCTTCACTTTGAAATTGTCAGCAGTGGCTACTATCTGCCCGCTCTCGATGTCTATGCCAGCTGCTCGCAACCCTTTGTCCTGCTCAGCTACCTTAAAACTTATTTTGTTTGCCGTTTGCTTAATTTCTGAAAACTGCTTCACAAGATCATCGGGAATAGGCTGATAAGTACCGTCTTCTGCCTTTGTGAGAAGAGTGCCTATTATTTGATTCTTGTCCTTTGAAAAGAAAGTTTCGCGGTGAGCTGTTAGCTCGTAGTTGTTTATCCCTGTATATTTAGCCCAATAAGGAGGTTTTAAGTCGTCCAATAAAGGGAATGTAGCTGCTGACACTATCACGCTTTGACGTTCTTTATCCGTGCGGTTACCTATCTGTACAAGGCTGTCGCCACGTTGCGGTGCTGTGCTATAGCCTGCGCAATCACCCTTTGACAACACTATCTTTAGGCACTCCGTAGCTTTATCATATTCTAAATATCGCATCTCTGTTTCCAAAGGAGCTTTTGAAACATATCGCCAATAAAATTGCGAATTATTCCCTGCTGTTTTTATTTCCGTATTAAACGCACCATAGCATAACATTTGGTCGCCCACTTGGCACATCTGCCTTAGTTTCACACCATCTTTTTCTGCTACCTGATAGCATACATATCCCTCTTCCGTCTCCTCTACATCGTCTACATGAAATTCTGCTATGCTCTGCACTATCACCCCACCTGCAGCCTTTGCTTTCGCTATCTCCAAAGTTAAAAACCGCGCAGTACCAGTAACTATTAAGTCTTTTGTAGTTATCTCACCGGTGTTATTCAAATCACCCTCATTGTCTATTCCCGTAAAGAAAGATTTAGCTTTAGCACCTATACCCTTTAAAAACGTTATAAAATCATTAGATACATCTGAAAATATTTTAGATATGAAAAATTCTCTACCTGCCTTTTTAATAACATTTACAACGTCAGATTCTAACACATCTCCGAAAAAATTACCTTCAGTAATTTTGTTCACAGTGTTCGTTACTCTTTGATAAACACCTTGTTCTATCTTTTCGTTAAGTTTCAGCTCTACCTTTGGTATAAGCCCATCTCCCTCTTTTATAGTAAGGCTTTCTATTGTTACGTTCATAGCCGGAAGCTCTTCTTCCTTATTTGCACTCTTAGGTATTCCTCTAAAAGGAAATTTAAACCCTGCATATAAATTCCAATAGACAGAGCGTGTTACATCTCCCTCTTTCTCACAATTATCATAATTACGGGCAAGATATATCTCGTCTAAATGAGGCTCGTAAGAATACATCGTTTTGCTGTTTGCTTCCAAATAGCGAGAAGCGGCAGCTAACAAACGCATTTCTGCTGCCTTTATATAAGAGTCAGGCATTTCTATTCCTAAAATAACAAAGTGGTCGCCTGCTTTCAGTTTATCCTTCCCGCTCGGGTAATAAGTATGTATAGAATCATCTACCGACCTTTTCAGTTTCAGCTCCCACCCATTATATTCCTTGCCGTCTTTTATATATTTTACTCGCTTCGCTCCCGGCTTAAGTATGCTAAACTGCCTGCAAACGCAGTTCCCGTCCCTCATTTCTATCTGCGCATCTTCTTTCCCTGTAAATTGAGCAGTAAAGTTGGGTATACCTAAATCTTTGATGATTATATGAAAAGGGTCGTCTATTGTTTTTTGCTGTTCCGTAGAAAGTCCCCAAAGATAAAGCCCGTAATCATTCATATTTTTAGCATGCTGCCTTCCCTGCGTATTACCTACATGGAAATCTATATAAAGATTTTCGCCTTTCTCTCTCATGTCGGTATTTATATTTACCATGTCAAATCTTATCGTAGCACTTATATCACTAACTTCTTTTACGATAATTTCGGGTACTTGCATGTCTTCATTCTTTTCAAGAAGAGTTTTATCGAAATAATCGGGTAAATTAGGTAGTTTTACTTCTGCATGAGAAAGATCTATGTCTTTGCTGTGTACGTGAACGGTTCTCGTGCGATAGCGAGCTATCTCCTCTTTTTTTGAATTTGGTCTACAAGGTTTTGCATATATTACTATTTCAAAACTAACGTCTGCCGTAGCAAAAATGCCATTAGAAGCAAATCTGCCTGTATTTACCACAGTACTTGCTATAAGTGAATCTCCTGCCTGCGTATAAAGCATATATCTACCACTTGGTTGTGCTTTTAAAGTGTGAAATAGCTCGTAAGCATTACTATGATAAAACATGATAGACGAATTAAGCTCAAAGTGTTCGTTTATAAGGCAGGGGCAGTCTATTGCTCCATATCTATTTTGAGCAGCACCGGGCATTATCCCCATTCCTATATGAGCATCATCATGTAAGATATTCTTATCTCTAAGTTCCCCTACTGCTAAAATTTCATCTATACGCTCTTTATCTTGGTAGTTCCAAAACGAACGATGCTCGCCATCTTTTTTAGGCAGTTTATCATCTTTCTCTGTACATTTAAACATGTCAGGCGTGTCGTTCCCCCTAAGATCCCCAAAGGTTACCCCTTTTATAGTAGGATATATCTCTTCTAAATCTTGATTAGAGCCGTCCCATGCAGCAACCCCCTCGCGAAGTCCCTCCGTAGTAGTAAGGCTATCGTCATTTTTCTCTATATAAGCATCGTTTGTATCGCCAAGCACTGCTCGCAAGTTAGGCGATTGCTTTTTTCTTAATTCGTTTCTTTGTTTCTTTGTCTCTAATGTTTCAAAAGTATCGGGGAGTTGTAAGTTTTGAGGAAAGAAAGATTGCGACAAGTCGTAACGTTTATTATAATACCTAAATGGGATATTCTTTTTTGAGCCAAAAGCACGAAGACGAGTTATAATCTGCTGTGATGGGTTGGCTACTTTTTTTATTTCAAAAAGCGACTTCCCTTGATGTTTTTTATCCGCATATCCTCTACCGTAACCAAAATAAAAGAAGTCATCTTCTTTGTCTGCTATCTTATCAGCCTTACCCGTTACAGTTCCAAGAGCATATCCTATATATATATCCCTACCTTTTATAAAATAAGAAAGTTTAAAAGCATTCTGCACCTCTGCCATAGCTCCTGCCACCGTAGTATTATTAAAAGATAACACCTTATCTTCCGAATGGGTCGCGCTACGCATAGTGCCGTCTACCATTCTTTCCAAAGCTAAGTTTACATGCACCTTCCATTTCTTTTCCTTATACACCCTGTCAAGATTAGCTTGTATTCTTCCTGCTAAAACGCAAACAGGTGTCCTCTCTACCGTCTTTCCCTCAAAAGTCCCCCTTACACTTCCACAAAATAGCTGAAAGTTAGCACTCCCCGTATAGTTTGTTCCTAAGGAAGACGTATATAAGCTCGTTGATGGTGTTATGTCAAGTAAGGTTACCCTGCCAAGCTCACAAGCAGCACTTTCCATCTTCACACTTTCATATTTGAAAGCATTGCCCGTTTTCATCGGTTCTGCCACCTGCACTACGCTTGGTAAGTTGTTCATAAAAAACTGCTGCCCTCTATATTCGCAATAATCCCCTATCGCAAAAGGTATCAGGTTTTCAGTGTTTAGCTCAAATGTCAAGCACTGCTCGCCTACGGACATAGCCTTGTCGCGAAACTCCCATTTCTTGACAATACAGCGAACGTACTCTTTCCCGTCTTCGCCTTTATATAATATCTTTAAAACCTTTCCTATCATACACCTACAAAAGTTAAGTCTATTATCTTCTTGTCCCCGCTATCAGATACACCATACTCGGGTATAATAACCGTCGTAGGGTCTTCTATCATAAATTTTACCTTAAAAGAAGCTATCGCATCAGGATCGTCATCACCATAATAGTAAACATCATTGCTAACAGAAGCAACATGCACGTCTTTTCGTCCAGCCTGCGCATACTCATCATATATAATAAGAGCCGCCCCAACCGAACCATTGTTGCGACCATAAACAAAATCAATAAAATCTTTAACATCTTTATGTATCGTTTCCTTTACACCTTTATACAAAAAGGAAGCTTCTACTTCATAGTTTTTTATGAAAATTCCCTCTTTAGGTATATACACATCTCGTCCATCTTCGCCTGCCCAGTCTCGAAAAGGCAAATCTTTCGCCTCTGGCTTATATTTAAAAGGAAAAGAAGAACAAGCCACATTAAATTTTTCTAATAAATCTACCACTTCCCCTTTCACGTAAGAAACGCCATTGAAAAAACTTTGTTGTATATATACTCTGCTTACTTCCATAAAATGTAAAATATTTTCGCAAATATAGTAAAAAATATTTACTCAAATAAGCCGCTTCTTCAAAAAAAAGCGCACCTCCCCTCTTACTTTTTTGTTTGCAAGCATCTTTTTTATTCCTATTTGTTGTAATTTTGCCCTCGAAAGAACTTAACGCATGAATATCAAAGAGTTAAATAGTAAGTTAAAAGACAAAGCCATTAGTCTTGGGTTATGCGAGAAGTGGCAGCAAAAGTGGGACGAAGATTCCAGCCAGCAGGTTCTTATAAACAAATATTTTAAAGGGGTCGATTTTTCTTTAAAACATCACTACCCTTCTAACGAGTTCATTAAGAACTTTTTCGACAAAGACTTACTACGCAAAAATGGTATTCTTGTCGATGATAACCGAAGTTTGCTCAATCCCGAAGAAGCTATGATTCTTGGTTCTTCTAAAGCCATTATAAGGGTTAATGGAAGACACCACTCTATCATATACGTAAGGGATAATTCTTTTGTAAAGATTTTTATAAAGAATAATTCTTTTACAATAATACATCTTTTTGAGAATGCTAACATAGATGTTGAGGTGCAAGACTCACCCGATCTCCTTGTTTTAAAAAATTCCAAAAACGTTGTGATTACAGCAAACAAAACTATTAGAATAAAAGACGATTTTTCATATCTTAAATAGACATTTTTTAAAGACCGAATGTATTTCATTAAAGCGAAAAAAACGACCATCTGTGAAGACAGTCGTTTTTTTTTATCTCTATATTATCATATCACATGCAAATTTTGGTTTCCTAAGATAACATTATGAAAATCGTCCGAAAGTCGTTCTATCTTACTATATAAAGTTCCATTCTCGCTAATAACTGCGCGAATAGCTGCCACGTTAGAGTCTATTTGTCCTAACGTGGTAGACATTCCTGTTATTTGCTTTACATAGCCTTGCCACGCTTCGTTAAACACCTCTGTCTGCATAAGCCTCATGTAAGAAACGTCTTGACGCAAAGCGTTCACATATCCTGCTAACAAAGCACTCGTTTCTTCCGAAGTCCCCTGTATGCTGCTTGATAGCTTTTCGCCCTTCGTTCCACTCTCAGTCATATCGTAACCCTTTTCTTTTAGGCTTCTATTAATAGCCGTCCATGATTGCTGCTCCGCATTAATAAGTGGTAACATTGTTGTTTGAAAATAAGACGCTATCAGCTCGGCAGCCTGCTCTCCTGCTTTAGCCGGATCTTGTAAATAGTCTTCAGTAGTGCCAAAAAGCCCTTTTTCTCCAAAAAATTTATTTTGAAGATCTTTAAACATTGGTTCCATTACTGTCAATTGCATCAATCTGTGTACTACTCCCTTCAACATGTCAGAAGTGGCGTCTTTAAAAGCCTCCACAGCGTTCTCACCGTTTTCAAAAGCATTGCACAAAGCATCGCTAAGTTGATCTGCCCATTTTTTTAAGTCTATACCCCACAAACTTTTAGCCGTATCTTCCGCAAAATAAGTTATTTGCTCTGCTAATTCGGCTCTTTTTTTATCTATTTCAAGTATCCTCGCCTCGTCTCTATATTTTGAACCCTTTTCGTTTTCGAGCATATTGTTGTAGGTTTCAAGTTCGGATTCCAACTCCTTACGTTGAAGGTCATAAGCACTCGTATGTAAACTCTCTTTATGAAAATTTTCATATTGTTCCCATAATTCACGAGCAGTAAGGATCTGCGTAGCCTTTATATCAGGCTTACGTTGATAACCTGTAAAATAGCCATAAGTTCGTTCCTTTCTTTTCTCTATTAAATCATATTGGAAATGACTTTCGTCTGCCTGTCTTCTAAATTCTGCTAAATCCGCTTCGTGTTGTTTCCTGAAAGACTCAAGAAGCCCAATAATACCTCCCATAACAGCTCCTGCTATCATACCGTAAGTTCCTGCACCCGAAAAGGAAGCTGCGCCTTGAGCCATGCCTCCTACGACTTCTTTCCCGGTGTCAACATCTCTTGAACTTTTCCCTAAACCATCTAAAAGCCTGCTAAGCATATTAAGACCACCAGAGAATAACTGCAAACCTTTTACCGCCGAATTTACACCATCAGAAAAAGCCTTAGAACTCTTCGCTTTTTTCTTTTCTTCCGCAGCCTTTTCAAAGTTCATATTCATATTTCTATCTTCTTCATTCATCTTTCCATAAAGTTCCAAAGCCCTTACGTTACTTCCGTTTTTCAAAGCAGAGGCTCTTAAACTTCTATACTGGGCGTAATTTTCCGCACTTTTAAAGAAAAGATCCATATATTCATTAGCCTTGCGCTCATGCTTTTGTTCTGAAGATTCGTTAAAAAATCTCACTATACCGCTAACTGAATTTTTCGACACCTTATCAAGAGCTTCGTTTATGTCCTTTATTCCTTGTACATATTCATCAGCTGATATAGACCCATGAGCTAAAGCCTCGTCTAATCTTTTTTTAGCATTACCACCCTCTTTCCTTGCACTTGCTATAGTGTTCGTTAAAGTGTGAGTAATCAAAATTCTGTAAGGCGCACTGTACTTATAATTTTTCCACTCCAGCTTATCTTTTGCTATCTGCTTAGCTTTCTCAAATTTCTCACTCGACAAAGCTCCCGAATCTTTAGCTTTCTGCATCTTTTCAATAAGTCTTTCATACTCATTGTTCGCTTTTCTTATTCGTGTAGCATAGTCATCTATGCTACCCATAAGGGTTGAGAACGTGTCCACGCCCTCATCTTCTGCTTTCTGTTGTGCTTCTCGCCATTTCTTTATCTCTTCTACAAGCCCTTTTATATGGTCATCTTTAGCGTCTTTACCTAACAGGTTTTTTACATCTTCATCTATCTTCTTGTCGCTATCATCTTTGTCAAAGGTATATTCGCTCGTAGCACCAGCTTCTTTAAAGTGAGCCTTTATATTCCCCTTTATCTCATCTGCCATGTCTTGGTATTTATATGGGTCTACTAAAGCTACCGAAGAAGCCATCTTCGTATCGCCCGTAGCTTTTAACACATTGTTATACCGCTCCCACCTTTTTGTAAGTCTGTCTAATTGTATCGACATGTTCGATGCCCAGTTGTCCGACTTCTTAGTAAATCTATCGAAATCTACTTGGTTTATCGACTTCCCTATTTCTTTTATAGCGTCTAAAACATAGCTGTTATGCCCTTTCTTAGAGTTATAATACTTATTAAGTTTATCTTTCAGCTTGTTAAGATTTTCATAATATTTTGGCACATCTTTAAAAGAAAATCCTGCCTTTGTCAGAGCAGACCCCTTTCCAAAAAAATTCCTCTTGCACCTTGCTTAAGGCTTTGGTATTACCTATCTTCTCTTCCCATTTCTTATATTCTGAATATGCCTCTCCCAATATTTGAGCCTGCGAGCGAATATCTCTTGCTAATTTATCTTCTTTCCTACCAAATGCCGAGCTGCTCTTTTTACCCTTCTTGCCACCTGTTTGCTTATGTGTTGGTGCCGACCTATGCTCTTTAGCGGGTTCTAAGTCTTGATGCTCACTCTTTACATATTTTATATCTCCAAACATTTCTTTAGCCATAGGTATATAAATGTCGTCCATTTCCATCCATTGGTCTTTAAGGTTCATAGCTTCTTTAGCTTTGCGAGGATCATGTATATAGCCGTCTTTGCTTCGATATTTCTTTACAAATGCTACCCATGCACGATGCAAAGCATTACGCTTTTTCTGAAACATCTCTAACAGCTTTTTAGCGTCCCCTACAGTCCTTACGTCAAGGTTGACGTTTACACCCATTATATAGTTTATGCGCCCTTGATTTGCTTTTAGCTTTTCACGAGCCTCTTTTATCTTATCGCGTATTTTGTTTATAAATTCTGTATAGTCCACATCAGCTCCTAAAGTAACGCTCACACCCATTTTTATCGCGCGTTTTTGCCATCCTGATATGTTGGTTAATAGGTTAGCATAGTTTATACCTGACAAGTTCAGCCCTGCTTTAAACGCATCTTGACCTTTCTTCCCTAACTTTTTCCAGAAAGCTGCAAAATTTTTCGATCCTTTCTTTGCTGCTTCTATCGCAGCTTTTAGGCTTTCTTGAACAGCTTTAACCTTATCTCCTTGACTGCTTTTTTCCGATACTCGAGTTTTTATTTTATCAAAAAGGATAGCACCTACCTTTCTGTTCATTTGCTGCTTCTCGTATGCGTCCGCATCTTCTTTTTGTCCCATTTTTCGCAAAGATGCTATGACAACGCTATAAAATCCATCTGACAAGTGTGCTTTAACGTCCTCGTTCCCTATCTTTGCTTGTGAGAACATTTGGTTTAGAGTTTTCTCTATAAACTCTACACCTGCATCTGTATTTCCTTTAAAAGATTCTTTTAAGATAAGGGCTATATCTCCACTCATCAACTTCATGTCATCAGAAGCCTCTTTAAATGCTTTGTTCAAGCTGTTAGTACTCTTATACCTTTTTACCCCTCCGTCAGTACTGCCATCTGCACGTGTCGTAAAAAGGCTGCTGAAGCTCTCAACACCCACATCTTCTATGTATTTTGCTATTGCCTCTTTCTTACTAATGCCCAACTTTTTCATATAGTCCTCTATCGCACGCTTATCATTATCGTAAACCTTGCTCCAGTTTTCATCAGTCAAGTTTATAGAAGCTAACGTTTTCTCGTAAGCCTTGTTATAGTCATTCATGTTCACAATGACATCATCATCAAACACCCCTCCTGTAGATTTAATATCTTTTTCTATATTTTCTTTATTCAGATTTTGTATCTGCGTAGCATATTCTATGTTATCCAGTTTCTTAAACATAGCTTTCACCTGCTCCACCTGATTACCTGCTTTCACTACATCAAAGTAATCACCTTTATATAGTGGGGAATGCACTTGCAAAGCTCTGTCTAACTCTTCAAAGGCGTTCTCTACACCATAATCCTCTAACGCTTTTTCCGACACTTTCGTTTCTGTTAAAAAAGCCGTACCTTCCGAGCTTTTATACGAGTCTTTCGCTCTTCGTGTTATTATACCCTCGTCTTCAAAAGTAGATAATGATTGTTTTATGCCGTCTAAGTCTGTTTGAGCTGTCTCTTCTATTGTGTTTTTAAATTCTTCCGCCGTCCTCGAAGCTGCGCCCATTCTATCTACGAGCCATGTAAAAGCCTCTACGGCTGCAAAAACCCATGTCATAGGGTTAGAAAGCATAGCTATCGTCATAGCCTTAAAACTTTGAGCTACCCCTATAATGCCAAGTCTCACTGACAACAAGCCTCTCTTCCAACCACTTGAAAGAGCTATCGAACGTGCCTCTGCTGCATTTACCCCCGTCGATTGCAAAAGGTAAGCTCTCTGCGCTACGGTCAGCTTTGAGGTTAGAGCTATTCGTTGCTTTACAAGGTTGTTTACCTCTCTGTCTTGGGCTAAGTTCCTTACAAGGTTGTTGTTCTCTCGGCTTGCTACTACTCCTTTACTCTTTTTAAACAACCTCCACGAAGAGCCTGCCCCTGACGCTTTACCTATCCCAACGTCCCCGTTAAGATAGTTTACTACCGCCGCCTCTCTTTGTCTTTTCCTTATCGATTCCGTTAGAGCTAAGTTTGCAGCCTTACCTGCGCGCCCTGCCATCATAGCGGCTACCTTTATAGCACCATAACCTATTGCTACGTTTCGCAAGATATGATAATACCTGTTCCAATTTTCTGTCAACTCGTTTATTATGCTAACCACGCCGTAAAGTAGTCCTTTATGCTCTTCGCCTAATTCCGACATCATTATACGGTAGTTATTACGCAAGTTTCTTAGCTTTCCACCAAGAGTTTCAAACTGACGTATCTGCATGTCATAAAATTTTCCACCCGGTTTATCAAGATCCATGATAACATCTTGCACATCACTAAAAGGAATGCTCCTATCTCTCATTCTGCTAAAGATGTCTTTCCTCGACACAAACTCTGCCTGCCTACCTGCGCGCTTCTCTGCAGCTGCAAGTTTGTTATACTTATCTGTCAAAGCACCCACGAGGTCTATACCTGCTGTTTCAAATTGCCTGTTCTGTATTCCCGACAAGTACCCATAAGACCGAGTATGACCGTATGCTAATATGAGGCGAGATACATCTACATCTAAACCTGCCCCTATGTCCGATAGCGATTTTAACGTACCAAATACATCTTTAGTCTCAATACCAAAGGCAGCTAATTGTCTATGCGATTTTAAAAGGTCTTCAAAAGAGTAAGGCGACATCTGCGAAAGGTCGCGTATCTCTGAATACATGTTCTGAGCCGCGCTGGCACTATTCAGTATCACCTCGAGCGATTTTTTTTGCAGTTCTAACTCTCCTGTTATGTTAGCCATGTCTACTAAGAACTGTTGCGCACCCCACACGCTAAGATATTGCAAAGCCATGCCCTTTAAGTCGCTTATCACTTGGCTATGCTCACGTCCTTTTCCTGTTGCTTTCTCTATAGCGTTGCTAAGCTGATTTTCCTTTTGTATCAAAGCCTCTGTAGCTTGCGAGTTAGACCTCTTAGCTATTTCATTTTCTTTCTGCGCTTGAGCTTCGTTTTTTAAAGTCTCTGAGTTTCTTTGCGTTTGTGTAGCCAAAGCGTTCTTCGCTCTTATGACCTCATCTCTATATGCTTCCATAAGCTGCGAAGTGTTAAGACCTGTGAGGTCGTCTCTATGTACGTCCTTTCCGTTAGCAAGACCGTTCGGGCTTCTTGTTATGCTTGACAATATCTCTCTTAAACGTAACATTTCTGCTTGAGCTTTCTCTATCTTCTCGCTATCAAGACCCAAGAACTTCGCTATATCTATCTGCTTCTGTAGCTTTTCCTGAAGAGGAATTAGTCGTTCTATTTCCGCACGCGCTCTATATATACTTTTTGCAGCTTCGTCAAAATCTTCTTTCACACGCATGTTAGCACTTCCCTCTTGAAGAACTTTTACAGAGCCTTTTACGATTCTTATAGATTCACCTATACCTGCCGCAGTGTTTAATAGTTTTTCGTCTTTTATAACCCCATTAAGATTCCTAAAAGCTGTGGCTAAAACGTCTATATTTGCAGTCAACTTCTCTACCTTTTCACTCACTTTCCCAAAATCAATGCCGTTATTTGAAAACAGACCTTTCGTAACGTTTATAGCTTCGTTTATCTCTTTCATTGATTTTAATAAAGCTAATTTCACTGCTTCCACTTGCGCCTGCATATCTTTATACGTATCACCACCGCTTATCGAGCCTAAACGGGAAATATCTGCTCCTAACCCCTCTGTTAAGTAGAAGCTCTTGCCTCCAGAGAGCTTCCCTCTAAAAGTCTCATAAGCCTTGTTTAACTCTTGGAAATAAGCATTAAAAGCACCCGGATTTACCTTTGGAACTTCTGTAAATAGGTTGTTTATACTCGCACGCACCTTTTCTATCTCTTCTTTCAAAGAATTGCTACCTATAAATTTTTGCAATTGCATCATCTGCTCCATTACAGATTTAAACAAAGGCACATCACCCACATCTTTCTTCAAAGATGCTTGCACTTCGGAAAGGATCTTCGTAAAGCTCTCTACACCTTGTGCATTTTCCTTGCCACCTATACCCCCGAGTATTTTATTTATGTTCGTAGTCGATGATTTAAAATAGTCCACCATAGAGTTAAGGCGTCTTTCTATCTCATCTAAGCCCTTTGTAGCTTGATCCTCTATAGCTACGATAAATTTTAATATGTTGTTATTAGACATAGCTTTACTCTTTTTTTAATTGTTTTTCTTCCTTTGGTAATTTTCCTTTTAATAGGTCTTCCATTTTCCATTTCCTATGTTTCTTGCGCTCTTCCCACTTTTTCACAGCATTATCCATCTCTTTTCTCGATGGCGGGTCGTTTTTGCCTCTTTCGTGCCTATAACAAGTCATAGGAACATCTATATTCATTAGTTCTATTTGTGCGATAGTATATACGTAATAGTACTCATACATTTTTACCGGTATCAGTCCGAAGAGGAAGTACCTTGTTTTGACGAGCCATTCTCTGTGCTTTGCTCCTGTGTGGGCTGCTCCGAACCCAGTTCTTGGAGGATACGTTCTACTTCCTTTGTCGTCATCTGCAGTAGCGTATCCTTTACCCCTATCAGTGATGTGGTAGCTCCGAAGTACTGCATTAGAGGTACTTTTTTTTTACCCTCTGTAAGTAATGGTAATAACTGCGTATAGCTATACTCTTTTATGTAGTAAAACCAACGCCACAAAAACCAATAAAAAAAGTTTAGTTTAAACATTCCGTCAAGCAAGAATATAGCAGCCGCCTTACAAGCTATCTTGCTATCCTTTATTACTATATCTGCCTCGCTTAGGTTTGATTGTTCTTTGTCTTTGTCATCGCTCTTCTGCTTGTTCAAAAGCACTCTTCCAAGTTTTCTCGTCTGACAATATTTTAGCCAACGCAGCTTATACTCTTTGTTTGTCTGAGGTATGCGTACTATCGTAGGGTCATTATCTCGTGCCGATTGATATACCCTTTGTTCCTCTTCGCTCGGCTGTCTTACTATAGGTTCTTCTTCCATATATCTTCTCCTTTTCTTATATTTTAAAAGGGACAGCGGCAACAATACTACCACTGCCCCTTTGGCTTACTTTTTTTATTAAACAATATTTATTTTATGCAGTAGCGTCAGGCACTAAGATGCCAAAAGCATCGCTATCTGCCCCAGCGGCTACGCTACCTGTTAGTGTTACACACAAAGGTTTGTTAGAGCCGTCAAAAACAAGCTGCGCCATAAACTTCACCTTCTTTACGTATAATACCTTGTCCTCACTATCGTTAAGAACAAGAATACCTAAATAAATAGCTTTCTGTGTCGATGCGAATGTTTTACCCTTTATCTTACCTTTTCCTCCTACTGAAAAGCCTTGAGGAAGAGTAAGAGTAGTATCATTACCCACGAAACCACAAAATTCCATAATTCCGGTGTTGTTACATGGAACTTCCAACTTCACCTCACCATCACCGGGTTTAAACTTTGATACCCAGTCTGCTTGCAAACCCTTTACCTTAAAATGATCCACGCTTGGGGCGCCGGTATCAAAACTAAAACCCGACTCTTCTGATACAGGAAACTCTATCATCTCGCTGTCTTTAAGAGTTGCAGCGTTACCAGATGTTTTAATACCATCTTTTACTGCGAATACGGAAGATATACCATTGAACACATCTCCCTGCATGTCTATTTTCCTACTAAATGCCATATTCTTTCCCTTCTAATGATTAAACGAATTTATTTTTGTGCGGATGTTAAATGCTATTGTTGTTATCTGAAAATTGCTTTTATCGCTACCCTCAAATAGTAGTGAGGGACGCGTAGCTACTATATAGTCGTCTTGTATAGGGAACAAGTTCATTAGCTTTTGAGCTAACTCTGTTTGTTTTTCTATATTAGGTGTATTATTCCCCTTGCTCTTCACACCTAAATAGAATATACCTTCTGTTTCTAACAAAAAGTCATCTTCTCCTTTTGTTTTACGCTTTATCTCTGATGGCAAATCTATTACGACAAACTCTGTCTGCTCATGCGACACGTCAGGACGGTTTATAACGTATAAATATTTTATACCTGTCGTCTTCACCGCTTTACATAAAGAGTTTAATATGTTGTATGTTATAGGTTTCGCCATAATGTTAAATTCCTAAATATGTTATAGCTATATTTTTTGCTTCTTCTTTTGTCTTAAAATATCCTGCTGTGCCTCGCTTTATTTCTATAAAAGAGGCATATTCCACAGGGTACGCCACTACTATGTCAAATAAAAAGTTCCCTTTTGGACGGTAGCTTTGAAAAAACCGTATCGCGTCAACGTTACCATACCCCATATCTGTATACTGCTCGGGCTTATATTGACTTTTACTTTCCTCATAGTCTTTCTCAAAGATATATCGCTTTCTTACCGCAGACATCTTCTTTTGTATAGGTCTTTTGCCCACTTTTTCTGCTGCAGAATAAGCCACTAAAGGGCTTCCTTTTTTATACAAACACACAACGATGCTGTTAAGAAAGTTTCCCGTGAAGTCGTGTTTACCCTTGCTTCCCTCTCTGTTCTTTATAGCCTCATCAATCAGCTCTTCACATATAAAGCGGCACCTCTTCTCCAAGTCCTTCTCTATGCCAAGAAGAAATTCTTCCATAGCCTTATGTATTTGTGCTTTAATTTCTGACATATTTCCAAAGCAAATGAGTTCCCAAATTTCCCGGCATACGGTCTACCACCTCGCCTTTTTCCACATAGCTGCCTTTGTCTAATTCTATTCTGTCTCCCTCTTGTGGAATAGTATCTTTCCGCCATTCCCATTGTGTTAAAGGGAGCGACAGCTCTCTATATGAGCTTATCACATCACCACCTATTGAGGTTGTCAGCTTATCATACCCACGACATTCACCCTCATATATCACTATTCCTTCATCTTCATCTGTCATAGGGTCGCCATTGTCGCTATGCCTTATTATCCTGCATTTATGTGGAAAACGTGGGTTGTCTGTCATTTCTTCTCTTTCTATCTAAAGGTTTCTATCTCTACCGTTTCTTATGTTGTGAAATCCTCTTCCTACCATACCCCATTTGCTTGCACCTACCATAGGCTTGCCATACCGCTTATATATAGAGTTAGCCATACGCATGTAGCTGTTTAATACAGAAGCCGACATCGTTTCGCCGCCCTCGCTATGTTCCCAATGAGCATCTTTATCCGACACCCTGCTCGATGATGTTGGCGATAAAGCTACCCAAGCATACAAATCTGCCACGCATAGTTCTTTCTTTTCTATTGACACTTCTGTATATTCCGTATCAGGAGCCAAGTCATTATCTGCCAATATAGAAAGAAGAGCCTCGTCAGGAACGTTTATGTTCCTGACTTTGCCCTTAAGATATTTAGATATGGTATATATTCCACATTCCATAGTCTATAGTCTTTCTCTTAGTTATTCAGACCATGCTGTTAAGAACCCAATCTCTCTAATATTGTTAAAGACAGGTGCCGCATAAAGCTCGCAGTCTACAATATTCTTGAAAGGACGCTCTTCAGTAGTTGATAACACTGCAATACGATCCTCTACGAGATAGTAATTGTGGTTGCTACCTATCTGACCTAATTTCTGACGGTCTATCATAACGCTGTTAGTACACTTCATCTCAAATGGGATAATCTGCGAACTAAACGCTACTAAGTTATGCTCATCAAAAGCAGGTGCATCAGCAGTGCTTACACCGTCTACCTCATGGCGAGATTTGTAATCCACTACATCAAACATCCATACCCCCATGTCGTGTAAGAATGTAGCTACCTCTTTATCTGTTAAATGAACGTTGTCTTTATCAAAGTAGTTAGCTCTTGCCACACACTTTGCTACCACGTTCTTATGCTGAATCAGACGGCGGAATAGTTCTTTGCTTATCTTCCAATGGTCTACTGAAAGGTTTAATTCGTTAGTTAAAACATTTTGAGCATTCAAAATGTCGCTTATAGGGTCTGCGGTTTCATTATCCACCACCTTACCTCCTGATGCTTTCTTAAACCACTCTTTAGCTTTAGCTAACTTCAAATAATGACTATCCTCTATAGGGAATTTATAATCCACACTCGTACCGTCTACCGATACATCATGTATAGCTCCCGTAGAAAGAGCTTGCAGGGTGAGATAGTTAAGCTCGGCATGAACACCACCTATCATAGCCGCACTACGGTCTGTTACTAAGTCTGTCATAAGAATAGAGGTAGGAATACCCTGCATGTTCTTATTCTTTCTTATTGTAAATAGGTCGTCCTCGTCTATAGAGTAGCCATGACCTATCTTAGGCACAGACCCTGTGTAGACCTTCCAGCCGCCACCGTTTCTTTGTGGCTTGTTAGAGTGTGTACCAAGTATAGAAGCACGCACCATGATTGGTGTTTCTTTCTGACCTTGTACCCATTCTCTGTCATCGCTTGGTGTACCCCACATAGCAAACCTACGCCAGATAGCGTCATTATAGCGCGCATTGGAGTTATCCAAAATCATACCGAAGTTTCCCGGACTTATATATTGACGTAAATCGCCAATAGAATATTGATTAGTTTCTTTCATCGTACTTACCCTTTCTTTTAATGACGCTTACTAAAACGGAAAAAACAACCATTACTGTTTAATGCTTTCAAAACCTCGTCTGTAACAGGAGGCATGCGAGTTACCAAAACAGGATATTCACTCTTCCATACACCATCGCCATCTGCGCTGACAGCATTGCCGTCTAAACAAATGTCGTAAGGGGTAAGAGCGTTTACCTTTCCTGTAATATCCTCACCGTCCACCGTTCCATACACTACATCGCCTTTCTTAACGCTGTTCACAGCTGCTTCCATTGTAAGAACTGCTACTAAGTGTTTTGAAATGTCCACAGCTTTCACCTTCTGCCCGCCTATGGTCATTCCTACTTTAGCACATGTACCAAAAATACCTTTTTCTACGGTCAGAGTTGTTCCCTCGTTGCTTACCACCTTAAAACCACAAAGAGGCTTAATGGTGCGAGCTTCCTCGTCTATATACACCGGTGTACCTGCTGGTAAGACATTACCTGCTTCTGGTAAATCTTTCAAATCCCAATTGAAACCACCAACAAGCATTGCAACATGACCCTCAAAGACTTTACGGTAGCCACCTATCTTGTTTGAATAGCATACCGATTGATTAAATGTTCCTTTTGACATATTTTTCTTTCTTTTGCTTGTTTAACAATATGTATTATACAAATGTTTGGCGACTGGCTTCCAGTATCTTAGTTCTCTCCTCGTCGGCTTTTTTCCGCGCTTCCAAATACTTCTTCACCTCAAGGTCTGTGTCATCACCATTATCACCACCCAAAGTATCACCGCCAAAAGGCTTTCCACCATCACCATAGAACTCTTTATAACGCTCTTCGTAGATCTTTTCTACCTCTATTTTTAGCTCGTTAATGTCCGATTTTGGTGTAATTTCCAAGTCGCCCACCGATAGGTTTACTACAGGCTCACGAGAAGCCTTTCGGTCTTTTTGTAAATAATCTTTGAGTTGCTGCTTAATGGTTTTTATTTTTTCAGCCTCAGTAGCCTTTACAGATTCAGCAATAAAATCAGAAGTAGCTTTTAGCTGCCCCCCGATAAGACCACTCTTGCCGTCTTCACCAAAAAGTTTCTTGTTATACTCCTCAATAGCTTTTACTACAAAGTCATCTTTATCGCTGTGAATAGGTTTGTTATCGGTTTCCTCTTTTACGTTTTTATGCTCCTTTTCCCACTCGGCTTTCAAACTCTCTAATTTTTTCTCAACAAGAGTTTTTACAGCCTCTTCTTTCTCCCTTTCCAAACGAGCTTTTTCCTCTGCTGCTTTGGTAGCTAAATCATGGCGGTATTGACCAACATAATTTTTACATACCTCTACCGGCAGTTTCCAAGTGTCATTTGTAATTTTTTCGTCATCCGCAAACGATGGCAGAAACGTAGTTACAAGAGCATCCACGGTCTGACCCGATAACACGCTAAAATCGTCTTCTCCAACCTTAGCTTTCAATTCATTTATAAGAGCTTCTTTCTCCATTTTTCTGTTTTTTGTAAAATATTTTCACAAAAATAAAAGCATTTTATTTCATGTAAAAAAAAAATCACAAAAATCTTTTACATTTTTGTCAAAAAACAGCATAACGACCTGAATAATAGGTATTTTTGCATTATAATCAATAAAGTTTTTAGTATGTGTAATGATTTCACTAAATTAACAAGTCTTTCTGGTAAACGCATTTACACTAATTCTTTTATAAAAAAATGCAGAGAAGATATTGAGAATAAAAATTTAAAAAACGTATTTATACCCCAAGAAGGAGCGCAAGAAGACGATCTGCACAGCAACGTAGATATTCTCATAACAGGAGGTAACCGTGGCGGCGGTAAAGCTAATACCTATTTCACCCCTATTGCCACGCCTAACGGCTTTGTTACTATGGGGTCTTTAGAGGTTGGCGATTGCATTTGTACCCCTTATGATGGTATACAGAAAGTCCAACAGATTTTTGAGCAAGGCGAGCAGTATGTATACACTTTACATTTTGATGATGGCACAAGTCTGCAATGTATGGACAACCACCGCTTTTGGGCAAGATATGGTAGAGATAGAGAGTTTAAAGAGTATGTTGCAAGAGATATTTTCAATTATTACAAGCTAAGCTCTATGCCCCCTAACTCTTTGAGGCAAGGTGGTGATACTTTCTTTGAAATTCCTTTGCCCGGAGAGGTTGAGATGAACGAGAATATTACTGAACTTGATTTACCTATACACCCTTTCCTTTTGGGCTATATGTGTAGTGATGGCTATCTTGAGTTCCCTACTGCCGGTGTTAATTTAGAACATGAGATGTATATAGCTAACAAATGCACAAGTTTAGGTTATCGCATTCTAAAACGACAAGGAAAGTATCTTTTAAAAGGCATTACAGACCAGGCACGCAAAGCAATAACCTCTAAACGCATGAGACACTTAGCACGAATCCCTAAAGAGTACATGACGGCAAGCATTTCTGCTCGTTGGGAGTTCCTACGAGGCGTATTCTATAAATATGGGTTCTCTTTCAAGAAACACCCACATTTAGAGCTTTCTAATAAGAAGCTCATCGAAGACGTTGCCTCTCTTGCTCGTTCTTTAGGCATATGGGCTAAGATATATGATGTTGTCGAAAAGCCCGAACGTTATGGGTGGAAAGGTATTGTTTTTATCTGCCCGGACGATGGAGATATTTACTATAAAATGTCTTATAAGTACAAGTCGCAGCTAAACGCAAGCAAACCAAGAAGTCCTTATTGCAAAGATGTTCTAACCAAAAAGATTGTATGGATTAAAAAAAATAAGAAGAAAAGGAAGTGTAGATGTATTACCGTTTCAGGTAAAGACCATCTCTATTTGTCTAACGCCTATACAGTAAATCACAACACTTTTACGCTTCTCATGGAAGCTATGTATGATATAAATAACCCTAATTTTAATGGGATTATTCTAAGAAAGAACAAGGGCGACTTTAGAAACATTATTCGTGAAAGCAAAAAGCTATATTCTAATTTCGGACATTATAACGTGGCAAAAGACGATATGACATGGTATTTTAATTCTGGAGCCGACTTAGGCTTTGGATATTTCGACATGCCTTATCAAGACTTTGACGACAAATATCGTGGACAGCAGATAGCGTACATCGGCGTCGACGAGCTTCCACAGATGCCTTTTGAAACGTTCAAGTTTCTTTTAACCTCTAACAGAAACTCAAGCGGAATAAAATCGCGCTTCGTTGGAACATGCAACCCCGACCCCTTGTCATGGTTAAGGGTGTTTATAGATTGGTATATAGACGACAAAGGTACACCTATCCCCGAAAGAAATGGCGTTATTAGGTATTGTTACATGGGAGACACCTCTGTTGACAACATCGTTTGGGGCAACACGCCCGAAGAGGTTTATATGCAATGTAAAGGCGATATTGATAGGCAATGGAATAGCGAATTAGAAAAGTTGGGGTATGACAAAAAAAGTTTCTTTGTAAGTTCCGTTACGTTCATAAAGGCAGAACTTACTGATAACAAGATTCTTTTAAAAAACGACCGAAGCTATTTAGCTAAACTCTACAATCAAGACGAAGCCACAAGAGCAAGAGAGGTTGAGGGGAATTGGAATTTTATCGAAACAGGAGAAGACCTCATAAGTATGTCCCACTTGGCAAAATGTTTTCTCAATGACCAAATGCTTGGCGACCACGTACATAGAGCTACCTGCGACGTGGCTTTCACAGGAGGCGACAACTGCGTCCTTTGGCATTGGATCGGATGGCACTTGGCTGACATCTTTGTTTGCCAACTCGATTCCATGCAAACTTGCCAAGCCGTACAAGCAAAATTAGCCGAATGGGGAGTGTCCGAAAACCACTTCTTATACGATTTAAACGGATTAGGGCAAACGTTTAAGGGGTTCTTTAAAAATGCAATTCCTTTTAACAACATCGAAGCTGTACAGCCAAAATACAGAAACGTATATGACAACGTAAAAAGTCAATGCGCTTATATGTTCGCTCAAAAAATACAACAAGCCGAGATAAGTTTCGAACCTACGCTGCTCGAACGGAAATTCTCGGGAAAAGGATATGATGGGAAACCTCTCAAAGATATTCTGCAAATGGAACGAAAATGTATAAGACAAGACATTAACAAGCTCGATAAAGGTTGGTGTTTAATAAAGAAAGACCAAATGAAACGACTTGTAAAGCACTCCCCTGACTTCTTTGAGGCTTTAATGATGATTATGTATTTTGAAATTAACCTAAGAGCCGTCAAAATACCATCGTGGGTAAGAAATTTCTAATTTTTTTTAAACACACATACGCTATATGGATTTAACCAAAATAAATATAAAAAAAGACCAAGCGCGCACCCTTAACGTAAGGGAGCTGCTAACAAAAAAACCCTTTACTCGAATAAAGCCTAATGGGCATTATAATCATGGCGAACGCTTTGGCAATACTATGGAGGAAGCCCCTATTTACGATTACCTACATCGCAAAATCGTAACACAAGAAGATTTCGCAAGAGAACTCGACCCTTACGGACACCTCATCAACGACCGCGAATATTATCATGATATATGGCGGCAAGACACAAGAGAAGAAGGAAAAGGATTGTGGTATTTAGAAGAAGTCCCAAGATATGCTTTTAGCTTTCAATATGTCATCTTAAACAAACAGCTAACACATCTTTGCGGTAATGATATTCAGTTTGAACTTGCCGATAAGAAAGACGATGACAAGTCAAGAAAAACATACAACACCTTTAAACGAGGCTGGCAAGAACGTAACATGGAAACAGCATGGTATCTCTTGGCTAAATCCGTTAAAGCCACCGGTGATGGTGCTATGGTAGGTTATCTTGATAATAAACGCTTTGGATGGAAAATCCTATCTTTCTTAAAAGGCGACAAAATCTTCCCTCACTACGATACAAAAACCGGAAGGCTTAACCTCTTAGCCCGGACTTACTGTAATTACGCTGATAATGGTAATGTAGTTAATAGGTATATAGATGTTTGGGACGATACTTATTATTACAGATTTAAAGCCGATGGCGAAGCTACCACAGCTTTAAAGAAGTTTAAACAAGCTATCGACAATCTCTTTAATGTTAAAGGTTACTCGCTCGAAATAAAAGAAACACATGGGTTCGATTCTATACCCGTAGCTTATCATAGAGATGACATGGGAGCATGTTGGACTCTCTCGCAAGAAACTATCGACAACTATGAAATGGCGTTCTCACGCATGGCGCAAAGTAACCACGACTTTGGCTTACCTATCATGTACGTGAAAGGGGAAGGGTCAGAAGAGGTTAGCAAGCAAGATATGAGCCACGCCTCTAAAATATTCTTCCTACCCTCTGACGGGGACATGGGCTTCCTTAATAAACAAGATGCAAGCACAGGTTATGCAAAAGAACTCGAAATTTTAGAAAAGCAAATCTATACGCAATCTTTCGCTGTTATACCACCAGAACTAAAGTCCGGAGACTTACCTGCTGCTGCACTTAAAATTTTATATTCGCCTGCGTATGAAAAAGCTATGGCTGATGCTAACGAATACGATCAGGTTGTAGATAAAATGGTCGACATCTTCTCTTTTGGGTACGGTGTAGAAACTAATAATCAGCTACTTTTTAAAAGCACACCTATTTCCCATTACATAAAGCCATACGTCCATTTAAATGAAACAGAACTTACAAATAACCTCGCCATGCAGGTTCAAAACGGATTCCTTTCCAAACAAACAGCTTCTGAAAAATCTGTTTATTCTACACCCCAAGAATGGGATAGAATACTCGCAGAGAAAAAACATGAACAGGAAATGGATTTATTGCTGACAGAACAAAAGTTAGATGTGCAAACTCAAAACTCTATAAAGCAAACAGAAGAGATAAATAAGATTTCTGAAAAGAAAACCGACCTATCGAAAGACACTTCCAACAATAACGCTAAGGATAAGGCACAAATAATTTCAGGGAAAGGGCAGTTCTTATGGGATGCTAACCGCAATAAAGTTGACCCTACAAAGGGTAAAGCATACTCTAAATGGGATGCTTACAATGCGAAACACTAAGATTAACAAAAAACTTTTGGTATTTCTTTTAAGATTTTTGATTTTCCACGGGGTTATAAACTTTTCACTTTATACCTTCGCGCTAAAGAAATCTTTTTCAGTAAGGAAATTTAATAAAATAATAATCAAAGCCGAAAGGCTACTAAATAAAGAGGGAGTTGTAAAGTAGATTGTCTTTTTTTGCTGAAAAAGTTTTCACAATCGGTTTATAACGCCCTCACATTTTTTTTCTTAGATCGCGTATGAAGCATATTAGACGGTCTTTAGTGAAGGAAACTTTCCATGACACTGCTTTACTCAAAGCAATAGCTATGGCTTACTTAATAAAAAGTAAGACTAAAGCCTCTATTTTGCATAAATATTCAATAAACCTTATTCATGACATGACCGGAATGCACGCTAACACTATTAAAAAGAGATTGCGTACATTAAAAGAACATGGACTTATCTTTGTGGAGAAAAACAGCCTCGTTTTTCGCTCTACGGTGAGTAAACACAAAGATAGAAACATGAATATTGGCAACATGGACTTTAAAAACGTAAAAACAGTAGAAAAATCATTGCAGGCTTTGCAAGTCGTACTTATTCAACAGCAAAAAGATTTCTGTAAACATGCTATTCACAATGCACATCACGCTCACAACCCTAAAAAAGTCAAAGAAGCGCAAAAAGTATGTAGGAGGTATGGTTATGGAAACAAATACTGCGAAAAAGGACTTTCTTACAAAACTATTGCACAAAAAATCGGCAAATCTGTTTCTACTATAGTAAAAATAATCAAAAACGGAGTAAAAAAGAGATATTTTAAAAAGATAACTCACTTTATATGGACTCAAATGAAAGGAGTTCACTTCCGTGATATTGAAGGTTATACTTTTACTACACTCAACTATGGATTCCAAGTACAAGCTAACACATACCGTGTAGGCTGTAAATGGAGAACATAGTAACATGGTATATATAGATTGTAAAAAGTGAAGACTATATTTTCTGTTATTTATGAAGAATATTAACAAGCTCGAAAAGGTTAAAAAGTTTCTCGAAGAAAATAATATTAAATACGCCAGAGCTGTAAATAAACCGGGTAAAAGGGATCTTTGGATACCTACTTTGAGAATAGCTATCAAAATAGATTCAGAAGACGGACAACTCTTCTTTAAAAAATACAGGAGATGGGCTTATCCTGTTTTTATCAGAGATAATGACACTCCTAAGTTTGTCTTAGAGAAAGTACAAAACACTATCATCAAAGCCATGACAAGACAACAGGTTAAAGCCATGCGCATCATAGAGAAGAAAGAAAAAGAACGTTTAGCCTCACACAATGGATAAGACTATAAATATTAAAATAGATACGACAAAGTTTCTTAAACCCACCTTGCAAGACATTAACAAGGCTAAAAACTTTATTCTTAAAAGAGAATATACCTCTAACAGCTTAGGTACACGTATAGATAATATTCTTACCAACGCCGCTGGCGAGATTGCGCAAATATGTCTTATGTACAACATTCCTGCTAAAAGTTTTAAGCTAACCACTAACAAGCAGATGTTTGCTCAAATCGAAGAGGTCATGAACCGTATAGAGGACGAGATAATGACGCTCATCGTAGAATATTCGGTAAAGAATACTAAAAGCGAAAAAAGCAAAAAAGCCATAGTAGCCTACATTGCTTCGTTAGGACGTAGAAATAATACCTTGCAAGATACCTTGCGAGGTTATTTGTTTAGATATTTATACGATTTAGAGGCTCTTATAGCTGCTATAAAACTCTCTATGGAGAATAATTCTAATTTTACAAAATCAGCTGCCATAGCTAAAATAAAAAGCTCACTGCACTCTGTTTACGCTACCCCTGAAGTCCGCCTTGCCATGTCTAAGAAGAATATAATCGCTATGCAGGCTATGTATCTCCTTTCACATGGCAATCACAGCGTTGATAATGTCCCTTTGAGTTCCATAGGCGCAAGTAGTAGCAATGCCGTTAATGTTATTAATATGGCTAAAACTACTATGAATATGGCGTGGATGAGAGAGCAACTTATGGAGTTTGAATCCTCTAATGTAGAGTATTATTATCAGCAGCGCGGAAGCTCATACCCCTGCTCTTTATGCGATGCAGAGGTAGGCTTACATAAAGCAGATATAAATGAAGAATACCCACACCCCAATTGTAAGTGTTGGCGAGTTCCCATTTTTACAATAGAACAATTAGAAAGAGCCGAAAAGTCTAACGGTTCTACTTTTAAAGAACCTAACATGTAAAGACAATATACTTTATGGAACTTAGTAAAAGAATTATAAAAGAGGCAAAGAAATACGCCATAGACCCTGCCACCTTAGTAATGGCAGATTTAATAACAATAGGTTATACACCTAATGAGGCTTACGATATAGTGTATCAAGAAAATGCTGTCTTGAATTTTCAGCAAAACCAAAGCATAAGAGAGGGCATAACAAAGTCAGGACGCTTTAAAGAAATGGTCAATGACCGCATAGATTCTCTACGCTCAAGGTTACCTTTGAAAGATAATGAAGACATGGAACTTATGAGTACAGAAGATGCTGCTAAGCAGGTTCTTAAAGCTGCACAGCTACTCCCAGAGGGTTCTAAAGAGCGAGGAGAAATGTTTGTTAAATATACCGAACTACTACGGCGCAACAGCACCGTAGACGCAGAACCCGAAGAAGATAGCATTCGTATATATATGCCTTTAAAATGCAACGACTGCCCACTTCTTCAAGAATATAACGAAAAGCAGGCAGAGATAGAGATGGCAAGGGAAATGTGCAAAGACAAAGAATAAGCAAAAAAATCACCGTTTTCAACCTCCATTAACATTTTCTTTTTATATTTGCACTCACAATATGGGTGCTATATTACACAGCCTATTATTTTGCGATGGGCTGGATTCTTTAATAAAACAACAGCATGGAGAAAGGTTGCAAGCTACAACATTTTGCACTTGACGAAAACGACAAATTGGTTGATATACATGACTGTCCTAAAAGAGAACAGCAAACGTTTCTTTGTCCTTGCTGTCGTAAAGAATTGATAGCCAAGCGCGGAGGAGTGAGGCAATGGCATTTCGCACATAAAGTAAAAGCATGCTCTTATGACAAGTACTTGCATTCTATTTCAGAAGTACTCATAATGGACTGGTTCAACGAAAGTGAATCTATTACTATTGATATGAATAGTTACAGGAAGTGCATAAGGACAGGGGAGTGTAAGTTTTATAATGAGAATTACTGCCTTGCAACCCAACGGTCAAGATTTGATATAAAAAAATACTATTCACGATGTGTTCGAGAACAAAGATACAACAATTTTGTTGCTGATTTATTTTGTCAAAGAAACAACGGAACAGACTCGCCTCTTTTTATTGAAATTTTCGTAACACACGAATGTAGCGAGAAAAAAATAAGTTCAGGAATTAGGATTATAGAAATTTCAATACAATCAGAAGAGGATGTATTGGAAATCGTTAACTCGCATTACTTAATAGAAAGCGAAAGGGTCAGGTTTTATAATTTTAAGTGCAATAAAACCCTATCAGACAAGTTAGAACTTCCATTTCAGAAATACATACTATTCCCATCTCTAAAAAGCTATGTAGAAACTCAACTGTTTACTTGTAAGAATTATTCAGTCTATCGTAGAGGAATCTATGAAATAAGTGTACCCTACAATAACAGTCTCTCTTACTTTATAGAGAGTATTGGGCTTTATACTATAGGAAAGGTTAAAGCTTACCTTGATGGTATTCTGCCTAAAACCTGCGAGGTTTGTAAATGGCAAAAAACAGACCTATCTCTCGATAAGTTCTGTGTATTATACAAAAAGTGTGGTAACCCCAAGTACTGCAAAGATAATGAGGGTGCGAAATGTGAAATGTTTAGACCAGACCAGCAATTCATAGCGTATTTTATATCTGAATTTGGAAAAAGTTTGACCCACGACAATATAGATATTTGGGTAAAAGAACCATCTGTAAAGCAAGACGGAACAAAATAGAACAAAGACAAAAGGCGTACAACCAATATACGCCCTTGTTACTCCTTCTACGCATGGTAGGCGAGTTAAGGATTAAGAATTATAGAACCACCATACAAGCAAGAAAAATTCTATATACAAGGTAACTATTAACCTAAAAACAAATATAAATAGTCCCCCTTTGTATAAGTCTATTCCTGTTGCAAGGTAAACCCAGTAAAACATTAATACCGTCGTAATTAGAATTAACCAAATCATAGCGCAGCCTTATTAAATCCAATCTATCACAGACGTACCGTTATACCCTTTTTCAAAAACATACATAGCATAGCTCACCGCAGAGCCTCCATGAGAGCGCATGTAGTCGAAATCACCGTTTTTAGCGCACAATACCCTACTAATATACTGAAAAACATACTTCGGGGGCGTTTTACTGAACAGTTCCTCATATCTTCGTTTACCCTCTAAAAAGGTAGTCTTCAAAAACATTATAGAATAGCAACCCTTAGGAAGCAAACTTAATGAGTGTTTTACAACATCGCAGGCATATTTATAAGGGGGATTAGTGAGTATACAAAAGTCCTCCCCAAGAATAGCAGGAGCTTTGTCATAACTAAAGAAATCTTTTACCTCATCGCCATAACCCCTATCTATAATATCAGAAGAGTACACGTTATGTCCAAACGCCTTTAAACGCTCCGACAAGGTTCCTTCTCCACAGCATGGCTCCCATACATCGTGAGGAATATCAAACTTTGCCCTTAACCGGTCTATAGCTATGTTATCCGTAGCATAGAAGTCGTTCTCTTCACGTTCTTTTGTAGTATGGTTACTTGCCCCAAGCGTCTTAAAGATACTATTCCCGTTACCTTTCCAATCCTTTGCCATATTAAACTTTTCTTAGCTCGCCTCGTTTTCGTTTATAGTCTTTGCTCTTAGCTCATCAGCAAGTACAGATTGCCTAAACTCTTTCTTTGTTTCATCTATCTTCTTCTTAGGAGTATAACTTTCTAAGTCCTTAAGCATATCGGCTAAGATAGAATCCGTTATGCGTTTATACTCTTTTACCTTGTCTTCCTTTGAACTTACTTCGTCTCTACGGTTCATATAAGCCATAGCAGCATGAATAACTACGTCATGAAACAAACCATCACCTAAAGAAGTTACGTTGCTGATATTGCAAAACAATGTGCTTAGTATCTTATCGTTTTCCTCCTTATTCTCTTCGTATAAGTCTACTATAAAGCGGTACATCACCCTATTTGATGGAATACGCACACACCACAACTCTTCCAATGAAGCTATTTTGACAGCCTCTATTTTATACAAACCCCTCTTATCAATATTTTCCTCCGACAACTCTGCCATTGGATCTTCCTCTTGCGCCGTTCCCTTATCGGAAATAAGCAAATTCACTTTCTTTATCTTAAAATTGCCAAATCGAGCATATTCCTTAAAAGGTAGCACTCTCCTGTCTTTCTTTTCCTCTTTTTCCATAATCTTATATCTTTCTTTTGATTAAAAACTATCTACTACTTCTATACATTTGTAGAATAACTCTAAATCGGTAGACAACCCATTGTCTTTCATTACAATAGGTTTTATACCTTTCTTTCCGTTTAGTACATCTAAGCAAAGTTCCATCTGTTGGTAAGCAAGGGATAACTGCTCCCTTACCTCTTTTCCAGATAGACTTGCTACGAAATAATCAATGGTTTTCACATCTTCCTGTCTCATATCATTACAAGTTTAATATTTCTATGGACGATAGTTTTTTTACTCGTAGGTATTCCGTATAGGAACTCACTAAATCTAAATGCAGCTCGTTTTATCATGTATTATTTTTCACAAAGTTCATACTACTTCCTCGTATGTTTTCTCAAATATATCTGGCTTGCAAGGATAAAACTCTCCATTCACACCTTTGATGATGTAATCGCCTTTAGAAGTAATCATATTTCCCTCTAACGTATGAATAGTTAGTTCTTCTGATTTAAGACATTTTTCTTCATAGTCTTCGTATGCGACTTTATTTCCGCAGTCTTCTCCCATGAAATTCATACACTCATCAAAATTTTTACCGTTCCATTGCACGGCTTCAACTACTACTGGTTTCTTTCTGTACTTCTTCATCATTAGTTCTGTTTTTATATATTTCTTTTTGTAATACTTTCCAACAACACTTGGCTATATAACCTACCATATAGGCTGCGTGTTCATCGTTGACCAAATCGTACGCTATATTAAGCTCATCAAAAATAGAGTTCACTGCGTGTAGGCTTTCGTGGGCAATACGTCCCACAATTTCGCTACCAAGCATTTCTCCTTCCAAAATGAAAAGTATCAGCGTGCCATATTTCTTATTTTTCTTGTGCATAACATATTGGTAGGTATAAGCATCACCGTCTTCGTACTTTTCTATTGGTTTTTCATCGTTCTTATGACAGACAAACTTATCCTTAACATCCTCCCAACTCGTAGCAACCCATAACGTACGTGGGTATATGTCGTTTTTAAACTCTTGCAGCATCATTTCTTTGCTTTTAGTTCTTTATATCTTTTCTCGCTCACAAGGAACGTGCCTCTGTCCTTGAACTTGATAGCATAGTAGCGGTTGTCGTCAATAAAGTATTCAATCTTATCACTTTCCTTGTATTCCGTAATATAACCATTAAGTGTATAGCAACAAACAACATAACCAAATATATGAAAACATTTAGCGTGTCCCTTATATTTCTCGAAGAAATTGTACAGGTCTATTTCATCGGGAAGTAGTGAACACCTCTCATCAAAGGCTGGATTATTCTTCAGCCCTTTAATATCATCACTCCACTTACCCTTTATTGCACCACGAGAGATAAAATTAGATTTGTTAGAGTAATCTTTTTCGTTTTCATTAACCAAACAATCTTCTAAAATTTCAGCTCGCTTCTTGTCTTTAATGTCGAGTGATAATGCTTCTTTAAGAGATAGTTTAGATATACTGCTGCCTAAAAACTTATACTTTATCTGTTGTGGGATAGTACACCCTAATATTTCAACAATCATCACCTCGTTGCGACCAATATCGTACACTTTCATAATTGGCAATTCGCGAGTACAAATGTTTTGCGAACAGAGAAACAACAAAGCCTCCTCGCTTATAACCTTTGCCCAATATTCTTTTCTTTCTCTCATAACTATATAAATCTAAACATTAAATGCGTAACTTATCTCATTGTCGCTAAAAATCTCATAGATGTTATAGCTGCTCTGCTTACGTTTACTAAAGCCTAACCGCGTCATCTCCCTGCCGAACATATTTAGAGTTTCTACCTCATACATCTTACGCTCACAGAACGTAACATAGTCATTGTACAGAGATTGAGCAGGCACAGCTTTAGGTTTCTCATTCCAATGACCACTATATCTATTAGGTCTATAGCCTCTAACACGCAAAAACATCTGTATGGTCTGACCGTTCTCTAATAGATACTCCTCCGTTTCCTCTAAACTCTCTTTCGTAGGGACAAACTTAAACCCATCTTCTTTCAACGATTTATAGCCTTGAATAAGCCAATTCCTTATACCGCTAAGTTCCGTACATAGTTCTTTTACCAAGTCCGGACGCATATCGTGCTTAGACACCGTAGTCCTAAAGTGGATAAGTAGCAACCTACGCATAAAAGCCTCTCCCATACTCCTATTGCTCGGCTTCTTATTCATGTTGAAAACCAAATAAGGTATGTCTGACGTCATCTCCACATTCTTACCTATCAAACGCACCTCTTGACGCTCACCAGAGCATAACGACTTAAAATTACCCTCATATTTTGATATATCAGAAGAGTCTACCTCTGTACAATAATTAAATATCTTGCCCACTATGGCAGCCATAAACCTTGCACGCTCATCACCACCACGTATGAGATTGTGAAGAGATACCGAAGATATACTATCTATACCAAAAACAGCACTGACAACCTCAAAGATAACACTCTTGCCATTTGCACCATTACCCACCAACCACAACGTCTCTTCTATCTTCCGAGAAGAAGCATCGCGAGGAGCTATACCTAAAGACAAATACTTTTGCAACAAAGACACCTGTACAGGGGTAAGGACAGAACGCATAAAAGATAGCCACTTAGGACAGGTAGCTGTCTCATCATAAGCATAAGGAAGTATAGACAGCACGTCCATGCGGTCTGAAAAAGGGTGATACACCGGATTGTCTACATCAGTAAAATCATACACACCATTACTAAAGCCTACCACAGAACGGGACGGACGTAAGCGAGAAAGCGAAGCCCCTTGCTTAGCAGCACGCAAGATGTTAGCACGAGCCTTTACTAAATCCGACTTTTGAGGACGGAAACGCAACAAAGCATCATTCAAAGACAATTCTAACAGCTCACCAGACAGCTCCGACCAATACTTACCCGAGAAGTAATACACACGATCCCGATAATACTTCAATACCTTAGCACAAGCACTACGGACGCAGTTCTCATAACCAAATACCCTATCCCCAAAACGAGGCTCCATAACCACACGCTGAAACTCTTTCTTGTTAAAAGAAGAATATAGCGACAACGACAACGAAGACACTATATCCATACTACGAACATAATCAGAACTACCCTCAGCCTTTAAACATACTCTACTAACCCTACTAACACTACTCTTTCTAACCATAAACTCTCCTTATCTCTATCCAATTCCTTGTTTCCCTCTTACGGTTTCTTTCTCGTCCTTTTTTTCTCTCTCTCACTCGTCTTTCGTCTTTCTCTTATTTCCTTTTCTTTTTTTATTTTTTTTCTTTTCCTTTTTTCTCTTTCTCTGTTTGCTAAGATAGCTACAATACCTATCTTTCGCAAAAAAACAGCAGCAAACCTTTACCTTAAAAATACAAACAACTTCCTTACTCGCATACATTATGTTTGCTCAAATCTGTTTTACGTGCGTTTTAAAGCACTTTCTATCCATTTTGGCACATTCTCTTATCTATCGCTATTTTTTCGCTATATCGCGCTAATTTCGCTAAAATACACTCTCTAAAACTCATCTCCTCGCGTTTATTAGTAAATATATATAATATATATATAAATATCCTATATAGATACCCTAAAATAGGTAATAATTAAGAAATATGTCCACTAACAATGCAAAGATACCCTTTATAATAAAGACTTTGAAAAGATTAAACAAAAATCTCGAAAAATAAAAATAAATTGTCAAATAAAATGACAAAATAGTCCATACAAGACCCAAAAACATAAAAACATGACTTTTTTAACGTCATTTTAACACTCTACACATACGCTCTACATATACACTCAATGCACCCTTAACACACACTAAACCAATACTAAACCAATACCCTAAACAATAGACAACCCCAAAAACAAAAAAAAAAAATAAAAAATTTAGACCGGTAATCAAATAGGGACTCTTTGCTTTCATTAAGGGGTTACCCCCCCCTTACTACTAAAAAAAAAAGATACATTATTTGTATAACCTATCTTATTGATAAACAACAACTTACAACGAAAATATAACCTCCTCTCTTACACTCTCAAACTATTAAGAATCGCCTCCCTCCTGACTCTCTTATTGCCTTAATTACAGCCTTATATATATACATCTTACCTTACCTTACCTTACCTTATCTACTCCCTACTCCCTACTCCCTACTATCTATTACCTCCTATCTATTACCTTATATATACGTCTTACATCCTTATATCCTTATATCCTTATATCCTTATATCCTTATAACCTTATAACCTTATATACATTATACATTATACATCTTAGCAACTTGCATATACACAGATACAATAATAATAATGATACTTATTATCTTTGTTTTAGTCCTTTGTGAAAATGTAAATATTTTTTACTTTGTTGTAGTGGTAATTTTATTTGCAAAATTTAACGAAAAAACAACCCTTTAAATTTGGATTAATAAACAAAATTTACTACCTTTGTTATGTAATTAAAAAAGATAACGGCGGTTACTTTTACAGACAGTAGCAATAACAACAATGTAATAAAGCTACTAACTGTTTTACTTTTTGAAAATTTGAAAGCAAAAAAAAGTAGCTAAAAATATAACCTTGCAAGTTTTTTTAGCTACTCAAAAATAAAAAATATTTTTGCTTGATTCACAAAATCGGTGCAAAGATATAAATAAAATTTTTACTTTGCAAACTTTTAAAAAATCTTTGTCTTACTTTCATGCACACGACCGGAGGAAGGCGTGGATCCTGCTTAATTACTTGATATAATTAACTTGCAATATATCAAGTGGTTAATGTAGTTTTATTTGTTTTTTTTTGTTTTTGAAAAATAAGACAAAAAAAAGATTCTTAAATATATAAATCTAATTAATTGATGTTAGTTTGTTTGCTTGTTTGTGCATCTGAAATAAAATAATAAGCAAAAACAAAAACACGTGGGAGTACCTTTGGAAAATAAGCCCCCCACACAATAATAATAATAACAATAATAACAAATTAAAAAACTTTTAAGTTATGAAAAATTTAGAAAACAAAAAGTTTTCTGAGAATTTAAATATTTCAGAAAATACCAAAAAAGAAATTGAAAACAGTAACAAATTAGAAAATGAAGGCTTAAATGTGGAGGACAACTCCACAACTAAAAGTAACAAATCTAATTGTGATGATTCTAATATTAAAGAAGAATCAAAAACAAAAAAACTCAAAAAGTTATTAGATAATAAGACGGGACTATTTTTTGAAGGATCAGAAAAATATAAAAACTTTATGACATCCTTTGGCGCTTTAAAAAACGTTGATTCAAACGCTTTCGAAGGCGCATTAAAGGCGGTTAAAAAAAGCTGGGAGGATGAGAATAAAGAAGAAATTGAAAAAATAGAAAATACACCAACGGTGCAATTTTTTGAGCAAATTTTACAAGATTCAGAAATTAAAGCACTAATAGACAATGTTTTTTATAATAATTTTGATTATAAAAAAATAGTAAAAGATGGTTATGTAATTTGTTTTTTGTCTGATACGATTAAAAATGACAATGAAAATAAAGACAATGAACGCAAAGACAATTATACAACAATCACTATTAATGATATATACAGTCATCCACACACTGGGACTGTTTATTATAAGAAGTTAGATTTAAATCGAACAAATTATATAAAAGCGGTTGTTAGTTTTTCTTATTACGTAAAAGAATTTAACAAAGTAAAAAAGGCAGCAAATAAAGCTGGGAGCTTGTTAAATGATTTGCGAGTAATTTTGCAAAAACTAAAAGAAAAAGATGCTAACAAATCATTAATATGTGATGTGGTTAATGATATTTTCGATTAATTAAAGCGGCTTAATAAGCCGCTTTTTTTATGCTTTATAAATTGAAAAATATTTACAAAGTACCTAACATAAAAAATAAATCAAAATGAATAACAACAACAACAAAGAAATAACAATACCAGCCACTTATTACAACAAGTGGGAGCTGGAGGCTGCACTGCAGCGGGTGCCGGTACATGGGCTTAAATCCTTTATAAAGATGAAGGAGGATCGTTATATTGATAATATCAATAATGATAATGATAGCGACAACGGCGGCGGTGCTGATTCTATTTATGCTAATAAAGAATTAAACAAATTAAGTAACGCTGGAACGGCTGCTGCTTTAGCTTATTTTCACAATATGCACCCCGTGCAAAGGACATGCATATTGGCACGACTGGATCTTTTAGAATTAAAAGAAATTAAAGACAAAGGCTCTGAACTGTTTTTTCATTATTTGGATCATTTCTATAAAAAGCTAAAAAATGATATGAAAGATTTGAGAATAAAAAAGGAAACAATGTTATTATATAATTTCGATTATAAAGATGCTACTAACTTTTATTATAGCTATATAAAGAAATAAAAACAAAATATACTTCGTGGTGCTTTTTGTTTAAGCCAGTTTTAAATGAAACATTTTAAAGCTGGCACTTTTTATTTATTAATTTTTAGAATTTTACGAAAATGAAAAAAGAATTAAAGTTTAAGTTTGATTTAGATTGTAAAGTAGCAATTTATGTGCCATCAACGGTCGACGTTGACAAAGAAGTAAATAACGAACAACAAGTTTTGCAAATTATAAAGAAGTTATCCCTTCTTTTTGGCGGTGCTACAGCATCTGATGCTGTAGGAGGCTGGGTTGCAAATGATGGACAAACTGTTATTGAGAAAATTAAAATAGTATATAGTTATTGTACCTCCGAGCAATTAAAAGAAAATATAGATACTATTTTAGAAATTTGCGAAAATCTTAAAAAGGAAATGTTACAGGAGGCAATAACTTTAGAAATAAACGGACAAGTAAAATTTATCTAAAAGTTAGCTTTTAAGTCCTAAATATTAACGCCGTGCAAAATGTGAAAATTTTGCGCGGTGCTTTTTATAAAGAATAAAAACAAAATCAAATTAAAAATTAATCAATTATGAACAAGTTAAAAACAAGAAAGCAAGCCGCTTTAGAATTATTGCCTTTATATAATTCAATGGAAGTCAAGAAAGTGAAACTTTCAACTTTGTATAAAAAGATAACAAAGTTAGAAAATGGGTGCTGGCACTGTGAAGGTGCTGGTTATAACTATACTATATAATTATTTTAGTAAGATTTTTAAGCCGCTTTTAAATGAAAGATTTTAAAGGCGGTGCTTGTTTATCAATAATATTAACAATTTATAAAAATAAAAGGTTATGAAAATTTATATCGAAACAGAATTAAAAAATGTAGCTCCACGATTTACAAAAGCAATTTGGAGGAAGTATGATGTAAGACGTGTTTATGATAGTGCAAAGGAGGCAAAGTTACGCCACAAGTTGCAAAATTGTAACTATCATTATGAGGACGAGGAGGAAAATGTCTTAAAAACTTATAATAACGGAAATATAGATAGTTATGGGCGCCGTTATTAATAAGGTATTGTAAAATTAGCTTGCAAGATTCTAACCAATCTTGCAAGTACGAATGTTTAATTTAAAAATTTTAGAAAATATGAAAAAGTATGATTCTTATGTTGTTGTTGATGACGGTTGCGAAGTCATTGTTGCTAATTGCTCAACGCTTGAGGAAGCGAAGGAAGAATTGGATCAAATAGGTACTTATTCTATATGTTATTCTATATACGGATGTGTAAATAATGAATATTGGGATGAAACAAAGCTATAAACATTAAATCGTTTGAGTTATGAAAGATTTTAAAACTTTTTTGGTAGGAATGTTTTTACTCCTACCTTTTTTTATAGGAATTATTTCTAACAATTTAGTACTAATACTTTTAAGTACGATGTATTTAATAGTTATTTTAAAAATTAGTCCCAGCCGTTTTTGGAAACGATTTTTAATAATAAATAAGCGGCTCTCTCTTATGTTAGAGGACAAATAAAACAAAGTACGAAGATGTAAAAATCTTCGTACTTACTTTTTATTATTAACATTCTAAAAATTATAAAATCATGAAATTAAAAGAAATTTATCCAGAGGTTTTAAAAAGTTTCAAACAACTAAAATTAGAGAATCCGGAGCAGCTTATGCAGCATATAAGCACTGTGAAAAAAGAAAGAGCATATAAAAACATAGAAGTAAGAATAGCTTTTGATGTAGCAAGGCAAGTTTTTCCACTTCGTACAATTTGCGAATGGTATGATAAATATGACTGCAATGATACTCATTTTAAAACAATATTTGTAAAAGCCTTAAAAGAATCAGAAATAGCAAAAATGCTATAAAGAAAAGACAAAGTACGAGGCCCTAACTAAAGTAAAATTTAGTTGGGGTTCTATTTTTAGTATTAACAATTTAAAAATTCAGATTATGAAAAATTTAATGCAAGCAAGTGCTTACGTTGGCACTTATGGAAAGTATGCAAGCGGCTCAATTGCTGGTAAATGGTTACAACTTTCAAAGTACGAAAGCAAAAACGAATTTTTGCAAACGTGTAAAAGATTGCACAAAGATGAAAGCGACCCAGAATTTATGTTTCAAGATTATGAAAACGTTTCTGATTCTATGATTGGGGAAAGTTTTATTAGTGATGAAATTTGGAAAGTTTTGGCAGTTCTGAAAAAGTACGATGCCAACCGTCAGGAAGCATTTGCTGAATGGTGCGAAGCGAACGGGTACGAACAAGATTTGCAGTCAATTAAAGAATTTAGTACGATTAAATTTAAGAAAAATTCTTTGCCACACGAATTTTTACTAAAAGAAGAATTTTCCAAAATTTGGGTTAGTGAGCATATGCGGAGCTATTGCCTGAAGGAGGTTAGTAACTGTGTGCGTACATCTTTCGGCGGTCTTGTTATTTTTGAAAAACCGAAAATTGAAACAAATTTCTGTTTCGGTTATCACGATAGTATGACAGATACAGAAAGTTACGATGCGGCAAATGATGCGTGCGAAAATTTTGGCGAGAAACAATTTCTTGCAAATAATCTTGCAGATATGCAGGACGCATTAAACCTTTTCGAAGGCAATAAAAAGGACTCCTATGAAAGTACGAAGAATTTATACTTTGCAAGGAAATACAGCGATTCAAATCTTTATTCAATAGTTTTTCTTAACGAGTACGATGCAAAGGATAAGGCTTGGAGGTTTGACGGTTTGACAAAAGCAACCGATGAGGATTTGCAAAAGTGCTATGCAGCTCAAAAGCAAGAGTACGAAAAGTTTGAAAAACGTCTCAAGTCGTACTTAAAAAGATATGGTACAAAAAAATTGCAAACGTGGACATACTGGGCTGACGAGTAATACACGAAAATTTACTTGCAAGATTTTAGCCAATCTTGCAGGTACGATATTTATTAATAACTAAAATTTTTGCAATTATGAAACAGTTAGAAAAATTTTTCAGTATTGAAACCGAGTACGATAAGAAACACAAGCTCAATACTTGTAACAAAAAAGTTCCACAAGAATATCTTACAAGTATTGAAAACGGTTGCAGTATTGAACAACTTGAGGAAATGATGAATAAAAAGTTTGATGTGTTTAAATATAAAACACAGATAACGATACATGGTATTTTTCCAGAGCTTTCTACAAATTGTATTGGCGGTTATGTTAATCTTATACAGAACAAAAATAAATCTGTAGGAGTACGATATAATGCTATTGACCACGACAAAAAAGCAAAATTATTTAATTTGCTTTCGACCATCACAGATTGGAGAATTGTAAAAAATTCCACAGATTTTTACATTCGCAAAACGCAAGTTTTACCGAATGATTGGAAAACCAACCGTGATAAAGTCCTTGAGATTGTGCATAAGTACGAAGAAGAAGCCAAAAAGATAGATAGAAGTCTATTTGTTGGTAATGTTTCTTGCTACATTGCTCAAGGACTATTTTATAGCTATATGTGCCTCGATGCAAATATTTGTTGCTTTTATGAAAAGAATTTTTCAGAACTTTTTGAAAATCTTTCTGGTATGACTTTAGAAGAAGGTCATAAAAAGTACGAAGAAATTAAAGCGGAAGAAAAACGTAAGTATGAAGAGCTTAATGCAAAGTGGGAAAAAGAGTATGAAGAACGAAAAAAGAAAGAAGCAGAGGAACAAAAGAAAAAAGAGGAAATGATAAATAAATTTATTTCTGAAAACCCTGCTCCTGATGGTTATTCTAAATATGAAAATTACCAACCACAAGCTGGTGATAATCTTTGTCGCTTGTATTACCATAGGTTCGAGAAAAAATATTTATGGGTCGAAATGACCTGCAAAAAGTATTTTGGAAAAATCAAAGAAAAACCTATTGATAAAGATTTTGATAGCTATTGGTGCAAGCCTATAATCACAAGCTGGGCTTATGTGAAAAAGGATTAACTCCTTAGAGCTTTGTACGAAGTAATTTTCGTGCAAAGTACAATATTTATTAATTATAAAAATTTTAAGATTATGAAAAAAGAGACTTTTAAAAAAGCACTAAATAATCTTTATAGTGCTTGCGGCTTAAATCCCGTAATGATAGAAGAAGTGAAGAACAAGTATTATCACATTCAAAAATTCATGCACCCCACGCAAAGAAAAATTATAGACGTTTCTTATAGCTTGAACGGTAAGATGTGCGTGTTAGTGTACTGCGATACAGCAAACACTGCGCAAAGGGATGCCGTATGGTGCAAAACAATAGAACAATTTATAGAAGAGGTTTCTTAATCTTCACGAATTAAATAAAAACTTTGCGTGAATTGGCGTTTACGCAAAGTACGATAAAATTATTATTCACTAAAAATTATACGATTATGAAAACAGAATTAACAGATTTCAGATTTGAGTTCGCTGGTTATGGACATTACAAAGTAACTTATACAAGCCCGACTACTGGTAAGCAATGGAGTACAACAACAAACGACATGCCGTTGATAGATGCCACGTATCACGAGGAATATCCAAAGAGAAAAGATTTAGAAAGTTTGAAAAAACTTTGCAAGCAAAAAGGTTCGCTATATATCTATTAATAAAAAAAAGAAGATTATGGAAAAATTATTTTTTGAAAAGGAAAATTTTGATATTGCTCTTTTTAGTAAAGTTTTAGATGGTGTACATGCAATGCTGTACGATTATTTTAGCACGCCAGAGGAGCTGATCCTCAAAGGTGAAAGTTTGATAAAAGACGAATTATTAAAACCTTTGCTAAAACAGCTTTACAAATTTAAAGAAGATGTTTTTACAAGCGATAGGGAACTGGCTGCTTTTGCTATCACTTATGATATTTTTTCACGGAAGTGAAAATAAAAAATAATTTAAGTCTTACAACTTTGCGTGAATTAATATTTACGCAAAGTACGATATTATTAACAATTAAACTATTAAATTAAATTATGAGGATTTTCACATCATTTTTCGAGCATGACCGTAAAGATGGGGCAACGGCAAAAATTTATCTGTACAAAAGGTCAGGCAACCGCTACAAAATAGAAACGGTTATCCTCAATATGTTTGGCGACAAAATTGCGGAGACCTGCGAGTATGCACACACGAAATCTCAAGCAGAGTATATATTTATCGGTGCTATTCAAAAAGAACTGACCTTATAACCATTTGAATTATTACAGCTTGCTACATCTTAATCGTTGTGGCAAGTACGATGTTTAATTTAAATATATATATAGTTATGAAAAAGGAACAATTCAGAAAAGAAGTAAAAGAACTTCTAAAAAATTCGTTTAAGAGAATGAATAAGTACGTTGATAACTTTTGTGAATCTGAATACAAAGGACTTGATAGTTATGGTGAAGATGTTTCTATAATGGACTTCGCGAACGCTTTATTAAGCCTTGAGGAAAGAAATTACTCAGCAATAGGTTGTTCAAATAGCGTTCAACGTAAATCAATGAAAAACGTTGAAAACTATAAACTATCTATAATTTACAACAGATAGTAATTAGCTAAAAGTACGATGTCTTTGTTTTTTCAGAAAATACACAAGCGCGCGTTTTCTTCGTATGACGCTTCAAAATCTTTTTGATAGACAATTAGTCGAAAGAAACATAAAAAGCCGTCAGAACAAAAAAAGAAACAGCAAAAAGATGGCTTTATGCTATAAGACTGCTATTTGTATTGTTTTTTTATTCAAAAGAAAGATACATAAAAGGTAAAATAGTAAGATGTACGAAAATCTTTTCACACTTTTAAATAGTATTTACAAGTATTAAAAAGACTCCTCTCTCCACAAAAGTGGGATATAATAGGTAAATTTGCACTTGCCTATTATTCTAAAACAAATCAATATTTTAAATTTATTGCACATGGATTATTATATTCCTCCAAAAGAAAAAATCAAAACATTTAGAGATTTTGAAAAGCAATGTTTTGAATTGTACGATATGTACGAACCGTGGTTCCATTTACAAGGTTTCGATTGTTTTACCAATTTTAAAGGTAATGAAATTGATCGCGATTGTTGGTATTGTACGGTAAAATTAAGAAGCGAACACCCTACACATACGGTATTGACCTTCCAGCCCGGTGATGATATAGATTACCCTTTCGCTGTATTTTCGGATTGGGCAGAATGCGATTTTATTACATCGTGGAGTCCGTTAGGTTTTTACACAGAGTGCAAGGAATATATTGATATTACTTGCGCTTTTTATGATATGGTGCAAGGGTATAGTCGTTTTCATATTAGAGCCTTACATGACATTTTAATGATTTCTGAAAAAGATGATCATGAACACGCAGTGTTTGATGAACATTCTCTACTTTCGGGAATAGATTATATACTTACCGACCCTAAATTTAAAGGGAAAACTATGGATATATTTCAAAATAAGCCTGTGGGCGAAGAGCTATTATATAGGACTACCGTTCCTATAGAATAAATTCAAAACGTTTGCCCTTAGTTCGGAAGAGTACGAAAGAGTACGAAAAAAAATATTTAAATGCGTCTAAAAGCGTATATATTAAGATTAAAAAAAACAAATTATAACATGGATAAAAATTTTCATTTATTAAAAGGCGATGAAGAGCTATGCGAGTTTTTTAACAAAGGTGTTAAATTGGCTTTCCCTATGTACGCGTATTCAAAGCCAAAGTCTTTTATCGAAACGAAAGATGACAAGAAAAACAAGATGTATGTAAATTCTTTGTTGTTTCATGAATATGTATCCGCTATTTTACCTTTTTTGAGAAATATCCTCTTTTATGCATCAGAGTATTACCCTTCGACATGGCGTACTTTTGCAGAAAATGAAAGGTTAGAAAGAATAAAGAAAGGACACATCTTACCTACCGACAAAGATGCTGGTGGTAGCCTTGTTTTAGAGAATATACCAAATAGTGTTCTTGAACCATATACTATGCGTCATTGTCTTTGTCCGGACGATACAGATGAAGTTTTAAAAAACACTCTTGATGCGTTCGATATACGAATATTTTTCCAACTATTAATAGATTTCGCTTCGACAAATTCAGCTTTAGAATATGAAAAAAAATATGGTATAAAACCTTTTAAAATAAGCCAGAATGGAAGTACGATAGAATTGTCTTCAGATGATGCATCTATGCAGTATGCCGTAGATTTAGCTGATATTTACGAATATCGCGTAAAATTTATATTCGTTACTACCCAAATCAGCGCATTAATCATGAAGATAGAAGCGTTACCTTCTTTTAAAGATAATTTCGATGAGATTAACGAAATAGAAGATTTAGCAAAACAAATCCTTTATATGGAAGATGGTTTAAAAATGGAAGAGGCAAGTAAAATGATTGGTGATATTCTAAACACTTACTTTGATAAAGAAAATATATAAATTTTAGCAAGAAGCGACTTGCTGTTTAAGTATTAAATTTTTCATAATTAAAATTTTAAATTATTATTATTACGGGCTACTACGAAGTGATTCGTGGCAGCCTTTTTCTTTTTATTTGCGCCCTATTATCCAAAGTACGAAGCAGTTAAAAGTACGAAGCAATAAAATAAATATAGCTAAATTTTTATTTGCTTGTTTGCTTTTTTTTCTTAATAACTCTACACGGATAGCAAGTTTAAATAAAAGAACGCAATATACATCACATTTCTATTAAGTAGAATTGTTTTAACTAATTATAACAAAACTTTTATAGTACGACCCTTCTTTATTTTAATATTTTGTTTATTTTTGCAAATCAAACAACAAATATATAAATAATTCTTTTAATTCTAAAATTATAAAAATGAAAAGACTTTTATCTATTATGTTCGTTGCCGTTGTAGCAATGGCGGCGTTCAGTGCGTGCCAAAAGAGGTCTATAATTGAAGCATCATTTGACTATGCTAAAAAAATAGAGAAATCATTGCAAAGTGAATATGGAAAAGAAGTAAAAGTATACGAGATAGAACAAGAGTACACTGATTCAACTACATATTGCGTATTACTTTGCACTGTTTATGCAAATGGACTTGACAGAAGAATGGAAATTATAGGTTCGTCTGACAAAGGAAAAAATAGATTTGTAGCATATTATCTTGACGAGATTCCTTTGTTTGACAAAGGGCTTGCAAATACGAGCGCAATCAATCAAAAATATGGAGTAAAAATGTCGAGAACAAAAATGGAAAAATTTGAAGCTGACAGTCGTATTGCTTTCACACGATTCGGTTCCGGATTTCATAAAGAAATCAATCCTTAGAGATGTATACGAAAATGAAACAGAAACAACCACACGCAGTCCCATCCGATTGCGTGGGTATATGTATAACTTTTTAATTTATAAATTATGAGAAATATTATTTTTATATTATGTGCTTTAATGTGTCTGATTTCATGCGTTGACCAGAACAAAAGAAAAGTCAAAACCGCTTTCAAAGACTATGTAAGCACCCATTTTGATGATCCGAAGAACTTGGACGAAATAGTCTCTGTTGATTCATGTGATACAATAACCATAAAAGAAGCTCAATCCCTCTTAAAGGAACTAAAGCAAACTTATGATTCAATAAATAAAATCAATCGCAAGCAATCTGACCAAATTAGCAAAGCATTAAAAAATCCAAAATTACATGGTCTAACTCATAGAAACCCTATTTTCAAAGAAGCTATGTATAAGCATTTAGATTTATTAAACGAAGCAATGTCTTTAGGCTCTGATGACATTTCTGCAATTTTAAATGGGTTTGGGGAAACTTTACGTAGTAGGTATAATAAATTTATGACGTTAAAAGGTAAGACGTTTTTACAATATAAAATAACAGCAAGGGTAACCGAAAAAGGGGAGAAGCATCTAAAGACATATTATGCGGTTTCTGACACTTTGCTTAATAAAATAGAAATTAGAAAAGAAGGAGTACAGACAGACGAAATTCTTAGTATTGATGATTTTATAAATTTCTCCGAGATTTCTGAAGAATATATAGCAAGAATAAAAAACGCAAAAAAACTTGTTGAATGTAACAAGACTATCCTTGACATAATAAAAAAAGAAATAAAATAATTTTCTTGTTCGTGTACTAATCAAAAAATCATTATACAATATGAATACTAAGGCATATCTTATCTCTTTTATTGCAAGCGTGATACTTGCAATATTTAGCTTTTTTGCTTTCAGGGTCGCTTCCAAAAATTTGCGTTCAGAGCGAATCCGTTCGTCTATTGAATATGATGCAGATGTTTCTTTACATCAAGCTACAGAATATGACACTATAAATTATATATTGGATATGAATGAGTTAAACCATAAGGAAACCTTGTACAATATTTGCAATTGGGCTATTTCCGGGATATTTACTTTAATTGCAGTTGGTTCTTTGGGCATCTATATATATAAGCATAAAAAAGAAAATAATAGAGAATAGCAGTAAATAATTAGCTGTCAATTTAGTAGCATACATTTTGACTTTTGTTTTTACGAATCTGTCGCAGCAGTAATAAGCACAGCCGCCCATGCAATAAACGTATGGGCGGTTTTTGTTTTGCAAAAGTATAACCTGTATGAAATGTGTTTTGTTGCAAAGACATTAAACCCTATTCAATTCCAAACATTTTTAGCTGCTTATTGCTCACCGTTGGGCTTTCTTTGACGGTATTGTATATACTCTCTAAAAAACTGCTGTCAGTAATTTCTCCACAATAAGTTGAGCGTGTGAATTTATCCTTGTTAGCAACGATTAACTTTGAGCAATTCACAAATGAATCATGTTTCAAAAAAGGGCAACGTTCAGCGGATATTGGTAAATAGTAATCAGTAATAGTGGGCGGCAGATTTTTGTTGATGTTTGAGTTAATAACCAAACCGCCAACAACTACTCTATCTTCGTTAAAACCGAGAACTACAAAGAATTTATCACGAAAGGTATCTCCACTCTTTGGAGTTATTCCATTAGTTTTGTCCAAACGAAGCATATATACGCTTCCAACAGCAATGTTGTCTTGCGTGAGCTTATCGGATAAACTTCCGATTAAATCTCTTATACTCGTCATGCTAAAGCCGATTCAATCATCAAGTTTTCCTTGATGTATTCTATCATGTCATCAGAGGCTCTACCATCTTTCGCAATGCCTACAATGCTCATCTTTTTGTCGCTACTTTGTGAGAAAGCCCTTTCCCACTCTTTGCCATGCGACTTGGCTTTCAACTCAGAATAGGGAAGATATGCGTTTTCTTTGATTGAATTATCCAGCACTTCAATATCAGCCTTTGACAAATAGTCCTCATCGGTCTTGCGGCTTGCGGTAAGCATATAATAAGCATCGTCCTCTCCCTTTTTTGTACTGCTTGACAAAAGGTTATGCATCTCACTATCGCAATTGGTATCTCGCTTGATACTATCATAAAGAACCGTAGGAACGGGACCGTCAGGTAGTGCGTAGAAAGCGTCTGCAACCATAGGGGAACCATACTTCACCAAATGCTCCATATTAGCAAAGTATATCACCTTGAACAAATGGTAATAGTCTAAGCCTTTTGTCTTGTTCAAAATGTACAAAACAACCTCAGATAGTTTTTGTTTGTCAAAATGTGTCATGGTCAAATTTCTTTGTTGCAATACAAAGGTAACATAAGATTTATAGTAATGCAATACATTAATGTACGTATTAACACAAAATAACATAATAACTACAAAAAAGCAAGCCAATCATTTGGAAAATACGAAATATTATTGCTATCTTTGCAGTGTTCAAAACTATTAGTGGTACAGACACCACCGATTGAGCATCGGTGTTTTTTGTATCTACATATTTCAGATTAAGGTATAATCAGATATGCCGCACATGTGTCGGGTAGCAGAAATGCCCCGAATGTTACGCTAATAGTACATGAACAACACATCGTGCGGCTTTATTTATGTTCAAAACTATTAGTATGGAACAAAACCAAAACCAAAACATCGGGGAGCTTATCCCTATCAATGAGAGTAACGGCAAGAGAGCCGTAAGTGCAAGAATGTTACACACATTCTTAGAAAACAAACGTAATTTTACAGATTGGATTAATCAGCGTATTAACCAATACGGATTCGTTGAAAATCAAGACTTTGAAGTTTTTCACAAATTTGTGAAAAACCCTAATGGGGGTAGACCACAAGACGAATACGCTATTTCCGTTGAAATGGCAAAGGAACTTTCAATGGTAGAGAACAACGAGAGGGGGAAAATGGCTCGTCAGTACTTTATTCGATGCGAAGAACTCGCAAAGAAAAAAGAAACAAAAAGACATTCCATTTCATCTAAAATCATTAACGCCAAGATTTCGTGGATAAAAGGCGTTGGTGATATACTACACCTTAACGATAGCTCTAAGCTATCATTGTTAAAGAAAATAGGCGACCCTCTCGGACTGCCTACTCCCGACTACACAACATCAATTGACCAAATGTTATCTGCAACAGAACTACTCAAACGCAATAACAAGGAAATAAGCGCACAGAAATTTAATAAAGTTGCTTTAGAGAAAGGGTTCCTTAGTAACCTTACCCGACAAGGCTTTCAAGGAAAGGAACACAAATTCTATTCTATTACAGAGAAAGGCAAAGCGTTTGGTGAGAATCAAGTAAACCCAAACAACCCGAAAGAAACACAACCACAATGGTATGTTGGCAAATTTGGAGAATTATTAAAAGAGTTAGGAATTTAAAAATTTCGTCTTAACAGAGCTTCCTCCTATAAAAAGAAAAAATCACCCCGATTTAATAGTAATGAAATGTGTTTGCACGCAAAAAGGGTTAGCATACATAAATCATCTTTTTGGAGGTAACACAAGCAATCACACACTTGCAAAAATAAAATAAAGAACTATAAAAAATATAGAGAATAATAGTTATTAATCAATAAATAAACATATAAAAAATACAACGATGGCATATATTAATAATAATAATTCAAAAAGCACAACCGTAAAAGTAAGCAACAATATCGCAGAAATGGCTACAATCATAGAAAAACTTTACAAGTATTTTCATGAAGAGGTAAACACTGACGAGTATAATATAGACATAGAAGATGTGTTTTATAAATTAACTATGCCCATTCAAAATATGATGGGTGTTGAGGCTTATTGGAGTGCAGTGAAAAAAGAAAGTAAATCTTAAATGTTTTATAAAAGGGTATGCGCTAACGTTCCTTATTATACGGGCATTTTTTGTTTTCGTAATTTTCAGAGCGTGGCAGGAGAAAAACCTACCTCGCTCACAATAAAAAACATTTAAAATTATAATAATTATGGAAAGAGAAGATTTGAAAAAAGTACTTGGCAAGAGATGTACCGATAGGCAGTTTGCGTCTATTCTTGCAAACCCTTTTATGAACAATATAGAAGAATATTCTTTTGATGAGTGGAAAAAATCCTTTGCAGGTGCTTTTCTTTTAAAGAATACACAACGACCACAAATAATTAGAATGATGGGGGAAGCATTGCAAAAAGATTTAATAACATGGGAAGATCTATCAAAGATTAACCTTGTAAGAATTGCATCTTATATTAAAGATAAAGTTTCTCCAAATTCAGCGTGTACGTATCTTAATATAATAAAAGCCTTTCTCAACGAATATTCAGAAGAGAACGTTATCCCTTGCAAAAATATAATGGGAGTTTTAAGTGGAAAGAAAGTTCCATCGCAGCATATCGCGCTCACAGAGAACGAGTTAGAAAAGTTAAATGATTATTTACCGAAAACAGAAACTGAAAAAGACGTAAAAAATCTATTCATGAAATGCGTATTGACAGGTTGTCGCAGCTCCGATGCAAAGCGAATGACATTAGATAACATAACTAATGGTTTCCTATCTTATGTTTCTCAAAAAACAAAAACAGAGGTTACTCTACCTGTTCATAAATGGCTCCATAAGTATATTAACGAAAGATGCAAAACACATACTACCGCCGTAGCAAATAGAACTATTCAGCGTATTTGTAGAAATATAGGAATAAATGAAGATTGCCAATTGTACGTAAAAGGCAGGCTTCAAAAAGGCGAAAAGTGGGAGTTTGTAACTTTACACACAGCACGAAGAACTTTCTGCACTATTTTAGCAGGGAAAGATGTCCCCGTAGAAATAATAAAAACCCTCGCTGGGCATAGTACGACCAATATGACAGACCGTTATATCTGTCTTGACGGAAAAAGACCCGGTTCCAATGCAATGACTTTTTTTAACAACTAATAAATTTTTGCAATTATGTTTATTTTAGGTTTTCTTTTCACAATCATAGAGGTGGTTCTCATTATAGTATGGGATTTTATAAAGTATGTTTTACCTGTATTAGCTGTTTGTTTTATTATCTTCCTTATATACTTGGCTATAGATGAGAAGATTAACAAAAAGAAAGATAAGAATAAAAACAAAAAGAAGTAGTATTTAATTTAAATGCCCGTCTTTTCATCAAAGTTGCATAATTATTCATAATACCTTAACATTTTTATTTTAGAAAAGATGGGCATTTTTTACTTGCTATGCTCAAACTCTATTTTTGGCATTCTTGCTTTGAGCTTCTTTCTACCCCTAAGTCCTAACGTTCCGTTTTTAAACTGCGTGTAATACAGCTTTAAATAGTCTTTTACTTCCTTTGGCTTGTAGCGAGATAACTCTCTGAAAGCAAGCATACTATAATACACATCTATTTCTCTCTCAAAACCGAGTATCGCGCATACTTCTTTAAAGGTAAAAGTACGCGACCATTCAAAAAACCACGTGTTTAAATAATCTTTTATTTCTTTACTTAGGGGGCATTCTAATTTTTCGTCCAAGCAACCTAAATCCCACAAAGGTTCACTTATGCCTTTTTTATCGCATAAACGCAGCAGGGCAAGATTTACACGCCACTCCGGACGCCCTACAGGGAAATCTCTCAACAATAACAACAAAGCATTATAAGGTGTATATTCTTTTAGTGTTATCGTTTCAAAAAACACCTCGAACATCTTTTTACCATAGTCGTGTTCAATATTCCATATAATATCAAATAATTTAGATATTTCATAATATTTTGTTGACCTAAAATAAGCAATATACTTCGTCTGATTAGCTCCGTTTGAAAGCTGCACGAACGTGCGATTAGAGTAAAAATCTTTATAAGGGTGTTCGCCTAATATCTTTCTCATAGCTGAAACTTGCTCCATAACTCTTTCATTGTCATCGAGCAAAATACAAGCCACTAAAACTGCTAAAAGTTTATCTTCATATTCTTTATAATAGTCTGCTAAGATAAGGGGTGAGAGGGGCAATAAACCCCTCTCTTTGTATTTATCTGTGAGTTCTCTTAACCACAACCTATGATCAATACTAAAATCCTTATAAAATAAAGCAAGATTTTTCTTTCTCAATTCTTTTAAAATAAACTCTCTGCGCTCTTGTTCTTCTTTTCTATCTAACATCCTCATCTTTTATAAAAATATTTACATATTGCTATTGTCTTCTTTATCAGACTTTTAGCTTAAATCCTATTTGTAAAAATTCACGTTTAAACTTAAAATCTTTCGCATTTACATTCTCGTTATCTTTGCGAAGATGACAATTTACAGAGAAATTCTTATGCTTAGCATGTAAATCATCATATATTTTTAGAGCCTCATCATATTTTACAGATAACGCGTCTTGCATATTATCACACACTTGTATACTTGAGTTCTTTTTACCCTTTAACGTATATTTCTTTAAAAAATAAACGTTCTTTGTCTTCTTATTTGTTAGTACGAAAATAATATTTGGTTTGTATAAGTCGTTTCTAATGGTAAGAAAAACACTATAAGAAGCCACCTTGTCTTTATTACTTACCCTCATTCTTGTAAGCATATTTTTTACACTTACAAGACTTTTAGAAAATTCTGCTTTTTCTATTTCCGTAGTAAAGTCGGGCATTTGCACTCTACGTTTCAACCTTTCATCGTAAAACTCTTTTTCAGAACTATAATATTCAAGTCCTTTCTTTGTATGTTTAGCAATGATATAAAACTGATGAAATTTTCGATAGTAATTTATTTCAGAGTCATGCACGACTTCTGTTTTAACAATATCGTCAATTTCAATTTTCATTTCATACGCCTTTACGGTTTCGTTTAAATCGAAGACCATAGCCTCCCCTATTAAAGGTGTAAGTTTTATTTTTTTTCTAAACAGCCAATTTCGTTTGTAAGATTTTACAAACATTATCACTCCCTCTTTGCCGTCTTTCGGCTTAACCATTAATCGTAACATAGTCTAATACCCTCCTAATTCTTCAAGACAATACTCTTTAACAGCGACCTCTGCCTTTGATAATAGCAAAGATAAATCATTGCATTCGTCATCAAAAACAACAATGTCGCCACCGCCTTTGTTACACCCTTTTCTTGTTATTATCAAGCACCAATCAGTAATACTTGAATAATAAAATTCTATATGAAATTTATGAACTTTTACTATCTCTGCTAACCAATTTATATCAGCCATAATTATCTTCCTCCTAAAAATTTATTGATAAAATACCTACATCCTTTCCCTGTTACTTTCGTTGTTATCGTGGTGTGCATCACACCATCATTACCACTACGAACACCTTTTTTCAAATCGAATAATCCTTGCTCGATATACGTTTGGTTAGGTATGTTGTAATATTCGCCTTTCGTTCCAAGATAGCCGTTGTTTCGCATCCATTCAAAAAGCCTGTTCTGTCCTATCGTATAGCCGTTCTGTGTGAGTATCTTTGCAAGCTCACCAATTAGACAACTTGATTTACTTGCTTCTATGGCATTGGCAAAAGCTACTTTCGGGGCTTGTTGCTCTAACTTGTTATTAAGCATTTCCCTTTCCTGCTCCAATTTCGCTTTTTCTGCTCTCTCTGTTTTCAGCTTCACAGCAAGTTCTATCACAAGGTCGGGATTATCTACCATTTGCTCCAAAGTTGGTTGTGTAGCGGTCATGCCGTACTTTAGCAACTCTTTGATGCGGTCGTTACACCATAGCCTAAAATCAACTGAAAGCCATTGAGCGAAATCCAAGGCTATATCTTCGTGTAACCACGTTCCACCGCCATTAATAGAGCTGCCTTGCTTGGTTATAATTAACTGACTTTCTGAAATGTGAGATTTTCTCACAATTGCATTTATCAACTCTATGGTAGTTGGAAGACGGAGATAGTCAATTGGTCTCTTATCAAAAGCCCTCGCCATTTCTGTCGCATTGACCATCACTCCGTTTTCACTACTGAACGTTATATTGCTTCCGTTATAATTAAAAACTTTAATTTTATCCATATCTTAAGTCCTTTTATATTTTCCCCCTAATCCTTTAATCTCCCCTCAATCCATTTACACATATCAAGCACCATAAAACTTTTACCAGCGATAGCAGCAAGGTCAAGATGTCCTTTCATGTCTTTAAGTGCCTGCTCATACCCTTTTATGTATCCTCTCTTTTTCTCACGCATAGAAGCAACGGTGTCTTCATCTTTTGGACAAGGAAAAGCCTTGTCAGCCTTGTTTTCTATTATCTTACTCATATTTTTATTTTCTTGAATTTTCCACACTTTCGACACACATAAAGTATCTCACACTTATATGGATATTTACAAGACTCATCCTCGTAAGTATATACCCTTCTTCTGAGTTCCCAGTCATGCAAGCATGAAAGTTTAAGTAAAATATTTTTAAAGAATTGCATCATTTATCCCCATTTTATGTTTTGACATTCAGAAGCATCAATCTTCAGTATCTCTTTATGAAACCTCATATCCTCCACAATAAGGTCTATGTGGCTGTTATAATATCCGTTATTGATTCCATATCCGGGAACAGATATAGGGTGATTATTTGTAGGAAGTAGTCTGATACCAAAATCCTCTACCTTGCAAAAGAATGACATAGGGTCTTCGGTATCTATGCAAAAAAGCATATCATCTTCTATCATATCTTTAACTGCTGAAAAATCCAAATAGTGATACTCGCAGCAATCGGTAGAATGATAACTGCTAACCATTAACTTTTCTTTATCATCATTCTCAAGAATGATATATTCATCACCTATTTCCGTAATTTTTAAATTTTCGTATCTCATAGTTTTACTCCTTTTGATTCTTAATATCCATAACCGCCAACAGACAATATGCACTCATATCCATAAGCGTGTCTATTATTTTCTCTTCTTTCACTTCCAACACACCTTTCTTACAGAACGACTTAACCCTGTTTAGTTTATCGTTCAGTCTAACAGCGTAAGACATCAATCCAAACTCTTTGAATGTCTGCGTAGTACTATCTCCGTAGTCTGCGTTTTTCTTTTTGAAAGTTTCAAGCATTTGCTTGGTTAGCTTTGCGAACTCTATTTCTTTACACGAGGCAAGTTTCTGGTCATCATCTTTAACCTCGCTTATAGGCATAGTCTCATCATAACCAGCAAATTCTAAGAGACGCTTCGCTTCTCTTTCGTGTAACACGGCATATTTACCAACCTTAATTATTTTTTCGCTCATAATCTTTACTTTTCTATTAAAGGAATTATACCACGTTCTTTTAGTTTATTATACAAGAAAATCCTTCCCGACTGTCTCCACTTAGAAAACATTTTCACTTCGGCTCTGCCATCTTTGTGCTTTATAGGTATCGTTTCGCTGTGCGTATATCCTTTTCGCACATAGTCTGCATACAGCAGCCATTGTCCGTTCACTTTGTGCTGTATGTGCATTTTAGCGAGTAAGCCGTTCATCTCTTGCGGTGTCATTCCGTAGTCTGCGGCAATCTGACCTATTGTAACCGTCTCCTTACTTTGTAATATTATTTCGAGATAATCGGTTTTCTTTTTTAGCTCGACCACTTCATCGCTCAAGGCTTCTATCTGCTTGTTCTGCGCTTCTATCTGCTCATATTGGTCAGCGGCAAGACGTAATGCTTGCGAAAAATTCTTTGGCAGTACCCATCTTTCTTCCACAATTTTATGAAACACTTGTCTGTAAACCTCAAAAACAGACCTTACTTTGCGAGCTACAAAGAACTCCATGCAAGGAACAGAGATATAGTAAATATTAGAGGGTCTTCCTCCTGTTGGGTTTTGAGGATTTTTCCTTAAAACTTGGTAATCAACATCTTGCATAAAACTTTCCTTTAATGCAGCAACAGCGTCAGACTTTTGTCCATACACCAAGCCCCAAACATCATCAAGGTTAATGGGATATTTCTCGCCCGACTTGCTTAGCTCTAATATCTTTTGAAAATACTTTTTTATCTCCTCGCTACCACTATTTTTAGTGAGTTCAAATTCTTTTACCATTATCTAAAAATCTTTTTGTTTATGTTTATTTTTTTCCAGTTTAGGTAAATATACTTCTACACTCACCATCTTTCCCCTTTTATCTCTCTTGTGATTTCTATATTTGAAATCATGTCCCCCTAATACAAATTCGTCCGCAGCGAGATTGTTGGATAAGCAAAACTTGATAATCGCTTTATCATAGAAAGCATCTTCTTTCGTCTTAGCATCAAAATATCCTAAATCTAAACACTTTTGGAGAACTAATTTTATAGTAGAAAGCTGAATAGAATATACATAAAGGCTCTCTGGCTTCTTATCATTCGTAATCATAATATCTTTAGTTTTATTTATAAAATAATTTTGGTTCTCTCAATTCGTTTTTTATTCTCTCATCTGCCACCTTAAAGAAGTGGTATTCCATTTCCATTCCGATAAACTTACGGTTTTCCTTTATGGCAGCTACACACGTTGAGCCGCTACCTGCAAAGTTGTCTAACACCAAATCGCCCTCGTTAGAATAGGTGCGAATAAGGTACCTAAGCAATTCTATTGGCTTTGCCGTAGGGTGTAGCCAATCGTCCTTACTACCTTTCGGAAACGTTATAATGCTGCTTGGATATTTCTCGTCTGTAATAATCCTTTCCGACTTACCATAATTCCCATAGGTTCTATTTGTTTCGTTGCCGCTTCCTCTGCTGTGGTTGCGTTGGTGCGGCTCGCACTTCACCATTTGAGGATTGTATGTAGGCAGTTTTTTATAGAATACAAGTATTTGCTCATGCTGTCTTAACGGCATTCTCTTCGCGTTGAGAAAGCCCACCTTCCTAACCTTGTCCCACACAAGGTCGTATCTATATAGCTTCGGGTTACTCATAATGAGCTTGCCTGCAAACAAGCCTTGTCCAAACAATAATATTGCTCCATTGTCTTTTATAATGCGCTCATACTGTTTCCACAACTCTTGTAGGTCTATCTCCTTGTCCCAACTTGCATCCTTATTAGATTTGTTAAGACAAGCGTAGGGTGGGTCGGATAGTATCATGTCAATAGACTTGTCTGGAATGTCCTGCATAAGGCGAAAGCAATCACCGTGATATAGTTTGTTCTCTTCTATCATTCTTATCTTTCGTTCTTTACCCACGCTTCAACATGCCTTAAATATCCCGCCTTGAACGCTTCTTCAAGTGTCGCTTTCGGGTGTTTCTTTGTCCACTCAGAAGCGACCCTGTCAAGTTTGTTTTCCATAATTATAGCATAAATAGTTTTTCAATAGGTTTCTTCGTTATCGTTTGGTAGTTATAATTCTTCTTGGCTTATTACGCCTTCTTTCTCTGAAAATTTCTTCATGCTTTTTCTGCCATTCTTCAAAACTAATACCTTTATACAGCCAAAAATAACCTAATGTACTGTAGTATTTATGATTACAGACTTCACCTACATGCCCTCCGAAAAGTCTTCTTGTCTCCATCAATGAAGGATATTCGCAAATCAACTCTCCATCAAATGAATACTGCTGGACTATCTTTGAGGTTTTCGGATTATTTATCGTTGATAGGTGTAATCGTTGTAACCTGCTTCCGTAAGTCAAATTGTATTTTGCCGTGCACCATTCTAAGTTGTTTAATTTATTATTTGTAGGATTTTCGTCTTTGTGATTAACTTGCGGTAATCCTTTTGGGTTTGGGAGAAAAGCCTCTGCAACTATCCTGTGCGCTCCAACTTTCCTCGTTTCTCCATAATGTTCAAGCGTTATTGATGCGTAGCCTAATTTTGCTATCCATAAACGAAGTATTTTTTCATTGTATCGCTGAATTTTGCCATCTTTACATTTTACAAAACGTGCTATACTTTTAATTCTACCAAAATTACTTACTTCGTAGCAATTTTCATATCCAACAACAGGCTTCCATACCTCTCCTTCGTAATTCCTTAAAGAAAGCCACCTTTTTGAATTAATAGTAAAAATCTCTTTCATTTGAGTAAAGTTTATTTATTATCCAACAGATTACAACCACCGCAAAAGGCGTCTATGAAATAATCTCCCTCTCTCATTCCATCAAGAATGATAGGCAAAATGTCTTTCGCTATTCTGCGCTTGCTTCCTAAGTATTTCATCTAAAATAATTTTAATTGCACTGGCTCTTGTTTTCCTTTCTCATCTTCGGGAACACCAATAAACAAGTTCCTAAACATATATTCCATACAACTCACGACTATGCTATTGCCAGCTAATTTGTAAAGTTGAGAATTGGATATAAGCTGCTGTCCTTTCTCATTCTTGGCATTCAGCACTTTGTCTATTTTTTCTTCTTCCATGTCCATAAGGCGAAAGCACTCTCTTGGTGTCAGTTTCCTTATCCTAAAACATTTGCCAATATACTCTTTCGGTAGCTTTAACTTCACTGCCACCTCTTCTGTTATCAACTTGCCTTTATTGTTACTTGATTCCATAATTTGTATATCACTTTGTAATGTTGTTATAGTTCTAAATAGACCATCGTGCCTTGGTAATAGACACAACATAGTTTTCCGATTCATTTTTATATTGTGTCTCTTCTCATATTCGTTCCAAACTTTTTTCCCATAGTCCGTCCGATACAAAGACAAGCACATCGGTTCATATATTTCCATCATCAAATAGTCTTTCTGAATGCTCGTTATCGTGTTTAATACCTCTCTTAAATTAACCTGTAATCTTTGTTTATATCTACCGAGCGACTTCCCTCGCTCACTCGGATTGTCGGTTTTTCTCCCCCTACTTGCACATACTAAATATTTCATCACTCTATCACTACTATTTTCGGTTGCAGATTTCCACCCTGCATCGCATCAATGGTAGGACTTACCCCCATCACGCTGTAAACCCTGCCTCTCTGTCCGTTCTGGAAATTCGTAGATGGTGGTAGAATGTTGAACAACTGAATTATTTTTTTTTATTCCGATTCATACACTTCTACTATTCCCGTTATCCCATGTCCTGTATTGAGAAAAACACTGCCACCTCCACACTTACCATATACTCCACGAATAGTGGATGATACCTCCTTGTCATTTCTCTTATAGCCATTGATTACAAAAACATCTTCTATCATAAACTTACAGCAAATTATAATTCTACCTCTATTACGGCTGTCGCTCCCAATCCGTCTTTCCTAATAAAATTAGCCTTTCCTACTTTATAGTATTGCGCCTTGATAGTTCTACAAACTTCTATTCGCCCACACACATGACGTGCATTATTTTGTGGAATGAAAGTCTCGTAAGGATTCAAAAATTTAATCATCTTCCATTATTGTTATGAAATGTAAGTTTGAACTGCTTATGGTCGTGCGAATTGTGCAGAAACAATCTCTCATGACCTTTTGATTGTAAGTATCTATGCAGACGTATGGCTCTAATGGAACAAGCCCTTTCTCAAACATGGCAAACAAAGATTTATTCTTCTTTATCATAAATTTCTATAATTCCTGCAATGGGGAAATGCGCTAACGAAACAAGATTTGCACACCCCATATTCTTTACACTCGCCGTTATTGTTGGGCTTGCCCCCCCTCTCATTACTTGCGGTATGATGACGGCTTCTATTATCTCATTTTTCATCTATTACAAAATTGTCATCTACACGGCTGCCTGCCTTGCACCTTATGGTACAGGCTATCCCTCCACCCCTCCTTATTTGAAATTATGACCATGCGTTTTGTCTTTATCAACTCTATTGAAATACTCAAGTGCCTTATCCGACAGATAGTATTTCTCATCCACTTTCTTCGCACTCCCATCTTCGTTTTTCTCAACAATATCTTTCAATCGTTTTTCAAGTGGAAAAGGTTGTGGAAAATGAAATATAGGCATTGGCTCATCTTCTGTCTTCAATATTGATATGCAAAATACTCTTTCTCTATTCTGTGGCACACCAAAATCAGTAGCGTTGAGTACTTTCCAATAATTGGAGTAACCATAACTCTCAAGTTCATCAAGCCACTTTTGAAACAATGGCATAAATTTCTTGCTTGTCAATGCTTTTACATTTTCAAGCATCAAGTATTTTGGCTTCTTTGCGAGAATTGCCTTTCTGCATTCCCATAGTAAAGAACTGCGCGTGCCACTTCCTTCCTCGCCACCTCGTTGCAGACCGCTTTGGCTGAAATCTTGACAGGGCGACGAGAACGTAAATAAATCAAAATTAGGAACTTCCGTCCAATCTATCTTTGATATATCCCCAAAGTTCTTGTCTTTGTATTGGGGGAACAGAACGTTGTGCGCTTGTATGGCATACTTATCTATCTCCGACCAGCCAACAAGGTTATACTCGAAATCCTTATCATATTTCTTTAATCTTTCCAATGCAAGGCATTGACTATCGTACCCACTGAACGCAGTGAATACTTTTAATGGATTCTCTTTGTCATATTTCATTTTTCTATCTTTATTATCAATGGTAGTTATTTATAATCTGTCGCAAGCATAGTTGGCGCAACATATTCAGACGGTTTCACATTACCAAAATGCTTGTGTGGATTTGGTGTTGTAAAAAACTCATTCGTCTTCCAAGACTACTACCGCTGCGTCATGTGAGCAGGATTTGATACACCTGCTTATGTCTCTAAGTCCTCCTCTGAAAGACCTCTCCGAAGTGCCTATGTACAAGCCATCGTAGGGGTAAAACGGTTTGCCTTTAAAAATGATGTATGGTTCTCCATCTCTAACGTGAATCATATTGTCTCTGCAAATTCAAACATTATTTTCATTCCGCAAGCAAGTGCTGTGTTTAGCTCAGCACGGCAGCCAACTGAATATTCCCATTCTCGCCCCATAAGGATGTAGTCGCAATCGAGCAATAATTTAAAATCCGCTCTCATGTGTTCCTCATGCGTGGCATTAAAATCAACCTCTCTATCGAATGGAGAAATAGGTATATATCCATTATCTTGCAATTTGCGTTTCAATTCCGCAATTCTTCCGCCAACCTCATCTAAGTCTCTGCCTGTTATTGGCAGAGATATGTAGCATTTCTTGTCTTTTATCATACAAATAAATTTAATTGATTTTCTTTGTTCAATTCTTCGAAAACTATCTGTTTATGAAGTATATTAGAGCATATATAAACACTACTAAATGGGGGATTTAACGATTCCCTCTTTTCTTTATAATCTTGCATATAACAAATGCGCTTATCAAAATACATAACCTCAGATTTGTTTGAACGAAACAAATCAAATCTCTTTTTGCTCTCAAAAATACCAACAACTCCAACGAGCATAGCGAAAGGTTTACCTATTTGGAATAGCCTTTTAAGTACTTCTGTTTTAAGAGAATAAGGGGAATTTGATATAATGTAATCACATTCTGGAACGTTCATAAGGAAGAAATCTTCCCCATTGCTGATATGAGAATAACACACTTTATGTCCTTTCCTTCTAAATATCTTAACAAAGAAACTTTCTTCACTATCAAACGGACACCAAATAGAAGAATTTGGTTTAATGTATTTTAGTATAGGATATATGGCGTATGGTGGTGTATAAAACTCATCATTGCCACTCCCTGCTAACAAATCCATTTTCATATTTTCCAAAAAAAATAGCCACCGCCGATTGTTCGATGATGGCAGATTAAAAATTCAAACTTATATTATAGAGTAATCAAATTCTATCGTTGTTTTTATATCTAAATCCCACATACAATCATATATGCTTTTTCTTAAACAATAAAACACAACTTTTTTACAGCTTTGTAGATTTTGTCTTTTAGATATTTATTCCCGTTTTTTCTATTAACTTATTATCTTGTAATGTTTACCATTTACAACCTTATTTTCATACACCGCCTTACGAATAACCCAATTCCCTATTCCGTTTGCTTTTTGGCACTCTCTAATAGTGTTGTATACTTCTCCTGTTTCTACGCACATGATACGCTTCGACCAACCTTTTAAATGCGAAAGTTTCACACCTTTATGCCCCCTATCGTCTACATCTGTTTGGTCTTTGCAATATTCCACTATTATGAAAAAGCTAACCGTCCTTCCTAATTTCTCTTGATCTCTTTTATATTTGAAAGCAGAATATTTGCTATATTTAAAAGCCATATCAACTATCTTACCGTTCTTTTCAGAAGAACAAAAATATACCTGTCTCTCTTTGCCTTTATTCATAGTCAATCTTTTTTATTCCCATCATTACTGCACGTTCTTTTCTTTATATCTCTATCTCGTTCACAGCCATCTCTATCAAAGGCTATTGGTAGCCTCATGTAAATAGACTCCATTTCAATCATAATTCAAGTAAAATAGCCACCACCGATAGTTCGATGATGGCAGACTAAAAATAAACTTATATTATAGAAAAACTAAACACCTTTCCAATTAAGAATAAGAGGCTTGTGCGCATATTTGTAATATACGTGTTGTAATTCGTGAATGTAACAACAAACAGGGGTAAACCTTGCATCTCCTCCAATTTGAATAAACCATTTGTTAAAAAACTTTACATCTTCTCCAATTTGAATAGCCCAATTATTTTTATCAAAGTAGTATTGAAATTTACGTATATAGATATGATTATCGCCAATTGATAGCTTTAAACCTCCTGTTTCAAAGTCAAGTTCAAATCCAAATCCTTTCAGTGCTTCTTTATCCATCGTGATAGGTGCAATATCTTCAATATTAGTTTCCCAAACATCGCCTTCATTGCCATTAAAATCAAGATAAACGGTTCCGTCTGCAAAGATTGCAGATACATACATAGGCATCGAGAAATTGTCTGTTATCTCGCTATACTCTTGTACCCAATCACCAACATGTATGTCTTGCAAAATCAAATGATTCTTATACATAATTAAACTGATACCCTCCTTTCACGATTATGCCATATCTATAACTATTGCAAATTGTAGAACTCGGAATGTTAAGTTTCGTGCTTGCTTCTCTTTCTCAGCGGAACATACTACTATCCTTTTGCTCATCTCTGTCTTCCATTTTATTCGTTTTCCAACACATCTGCAAACCGCACTTTCGTCATACCTGTAATTTCTGTACCACATCCGTCATGTAACGACAATGCTTCTGCCGTTTTCTTTCTGGCATTTTCTATACTGCTTGCTTCTACGAGTAAGTGGACGGTTTCTTCTTTCTCGTCTCCGCTATCTGTGATATAGCATGATGACAGCTTTACTTTGTAATAAATACCGCAGTGCTTTTCATCATCAAAATACACGTCTTGATAGCTTGCTCTGGCTATCTTTTGAACGTCTATTTCGCCGTCCGTAGACATAGACAGCACTTCTTCGATAACTGTCTTTTCTGTCTCGCCAAAGCTGCATGCTTCCACCACATAGCGTTCTCTTACCTGTTTCTCTAATTCCTTTTCTGTCAGCCTTTTATAGCTGACGGTGGTTTCAAACCAAATAGATATTTTCTTTCTCATAAGGTCTCTTTTCTTTTAATCATTTTGTTCAATAAGTGGCAACACTCCGTGTTCCTTTAGTTTCTCATACAAGAACAAATGTCCTTTTTGCGTCCATTTTGAATGCTGCTTTGTTTCTTTCCTACCATCATTATGTTCTATTACGACAGATTCGCTTTGAACGTAACCGTAAGGGAGGTATTTTGCTTTTAAAATCCATTGCCCCGCAATCTTATGCTGAATACCTAAATTGCGAAGTAGGATGTTAAAAGCATTTGCGCTCATACCGTAATTCTGCGCTATACTTGTCGTACAGATGGTAGCCGTGTTCCTCAAAATCAAATCGCAATAATCGGCTTTAGGCTTCATCGTAGCAACAGCGTCGGAAAGATCTTTTATTTCTGTTGCGTTTTGCATAAGCGTTCTTTGCTGTTCTTCTATCTTTTTCTGCTGCTTGGCTGCAAGCAACAACGCATCGGAGAAAGTTTGAGGAACTTGGTAAGTACCATTCTTAATTACTTCCTCCATTTTATTAAAGGCATTGATATATTCAACTTTGAATTTTAATGCCTTTTCACCTGTAAAACCCATAGCGAGCAATGTAAAACCGTCTCGGTTCATTACAAACATCGGCTGTTCCTTGTTCTGCTCATTGTAATATGCTGATTCACAAAACATTGATATGACAGCCGAATTTTCGGCTGTCCTCGTTAATTTCCGAATAGCTTCAAGAACATGCTTATGTTCTTTCCCAAACTTTTTAGCCACCAACCAACTGTTTGTCAGTGCTTGGTTATTCTCTCCTTTGAATACTAAATTAATCTCACTCATAAGTTATTTTATTTATATTCTTTTACCAAATTTAATAAAGTATCTTCGTGCTTGCTTTCCTTTCTCGTTACCCTCAACCATAGACAATTCTTTTGCCATTCCGATTGATAGAGCATATTCCTTTTGAGGTCTTCCCCCATTTGGGTTTTTGACAAAATTATCAAAAACCTCAAAGTCCTGATTTTCAACGAATCCGTACTTGTCAATCCTGTTCTTTATCCAGTTGGTAAACTCTTGTTTGCTGCCTAAAAAAGCATGAAGCATTCTTGCACTTACCGCTTTCTGACCATTCCTGTCCTCAATGGGAACCAAGTCTTTTATTTCTTTACTTTCGTTCATTTTCCTTTATGCTTATTTTAACCCCGTACTTCCATATCCTCCTGCCTTGCGCTCTGTTTCTTTGAGTTCTTCCACTATCTCAAAGTCTATAGGTAGAGTAAGACCTATCTTCATCTGCGCTACTCTGTCCCCAACCTTGTATATAGGTAGTGTAGGGACTACATGATAGAATACGGCTGATATTTCGCCTGTATAACCTTCATCTATCGTTCCTACGCTGTTAGACAGCACCAGCCCTGTTTTCCACACAGATGAGCGTGGACGAATGTCTATGTCAAACAGCATGGGCATCTTAGAGGTGTCTATGCTCACATACTTTCGTGTTTTTTCATTTCCTATCTCAATCACTTCTTCTTCTCCACGTTCTATCTGTATAGCGATACCAAAACCATACTTATAAACGTTTGGGGCTATCTCTTCGCATGATGTGGCGTACAGGTCATAGCAGAAGTCGTCTGTATGCTTTTTATAAGGAAACTTCGCTAACTTGTTTATTTTCTTTATCTTTATTTTCATATATATTGTTTATATATTATCATAGAGTTTTTGAATATTTATGCAAAAAACTCTTGCATTTCGTTTGTTAATATTTACCGCCAACTATTAAGCCTTTTTCTTTTGCATAGTTTTTAACCTCTTCTAAACAAGTCCGTCCGAAATTTGGGACTCTTAAAAGCTGCCCATCTGTGAGATTTACCACCTCTTTGATGTATCTTAGGTCTGCATTACCTAAAGCGTTTATTGTTCTTCGCGAAAAACCTACATCATAAATACTTGTAGATAAAATTTGCTTCATTTCTTCGCTCAATTCTATTTCTCCTTGTACCATATCTCTTTTTTTATTTTCTTAAAGATTTACCATGTATCGTTATTTTGCGCGTAATAGCATGAAGTCTGTCTATTGTCCTGTCTCCATATTTAGCAGACAAATGTTTATCGTCTAAATTGGTCGAAAACATCAATAGCTTTCCGTCTCTTTCCGCCGCATCTACCATCTCTGTGAAAGGTATTCGTTTGTTACCGTATATATTAGATACGTCTTCAGTACCCACATCATCTATATACACTATATGCTTATTTATTACCTCGTTCGGTTTCTTATTCAGCTCCGTTGCAGTACATATTGTAACCACTTTTCTGCAAAAATGATTTAACAATAAAGGCAATATTCTCATACCTATTAAAGATTTGCCTATACCACAATCCCCAACTAACATCAGCCCTTTCCCCTTATTATCTGACAACCACTCTGCTATCTTTTCATAATCATCGTTCCATTCAGCCTTACTCCCACAGAAATAAGTTAAACCCTGCTTAAGATACTCCTTCGCTTTCGGTATTTGAATACGAACCAATTGAGGCATTGGTTTATAAGTAGTATCTGAAAGCCTTTCTATAACATTATTAAAATTTATATCTTCCATATTTTACCAATCTTCATTTTTATCATAATTCATTTCAGACGAATTAAGAATAGTTTGGGACGATGTTTTTAAAGAAGAACCCTTTCTCTTTTTCCAAGTCATTAATCTTCTTGAAGTTTCCCATGTCTTTTCTAACTCAAAGCGCATCTTTGTCCCGGTTTTGTTTTTTTCCGTCCAATAATTAAAAAACTCTCTAATCATTTGAGGTTGATATTCTCCACCTCGCGAAACAACAAAAGGAATAAGACTTTTCTCAAAAGCCTTCTCTCGTTTCTTACATTTAAGCTGCAAGTTATTCACGTTCTCCTGTGTTAGCGGCTGCGTTGATTGTTGTGTTAATTGCTGTGTTAATTGCTGTGTTAGTTGCTGTGTTGATTTCTTTTTACCAACCCTGTAATTATCGTAATCACAGATACTTACGAATGTGCTTGCTGTGTTAGCTGCTGTGTTAGCTGCTGTGTTAGTTGTTGTGTTAGTTGTTATGTTGGTATACTTTTTTACAGCGTCTTTTATTACAAGATTTTTTAGTGTAGTCCTACAAACTTGCAGACTTATCTCACATGATTTTGCTAACTCTCTATAGCTTATTCTTACATATCCGTTATCATCCGCTATAAGAAGCAATCGCAACATAACCAATTGCTCGCGTGAAGAGAAATTATCTATAAAATCTTTACTTAATTTTATCATTGTGTACACCTCTCTCCTTTCTACAAAATTAAAGTAACTCTTTATTCCATAAACACAGCGGGTATATTCCTGCGTTTATACTCGTCCCGGAGGTAAACTATCAAGCCTTTATAATCTTTTATAAAACCTTTGTTTATAAGCATTGCTATCTCTCTCTCAAGGTCGAACAAAGAGCGCATTTGTCCCTCATCGCCATGTTTATTGCGGAGTGCCTTCTCATGCTTATTGAAGATTATCCAATTCAATGCCTCACCAACTTTCTTCATCGCCACGCACATAAAGTTTGGAGCAACAATCTTTTGAACCGCACTCCCAAGGTCTTTATAAGCATCGCCTGCACTATTTCTAAATTCAATCATCCTATCGAACACGAACTTAATTACATCATATTTGAAAGAGGGATTTATCCACATAGCAAAGTCAATGAAAAGGATAGGCGACATCCAAGTTCCAGCATTTGCACCACGTGAAGCACGGGATTTTACATACACCATTTTCGGGGTATGTAAATTTTCTTTAGACATAATAGTATCTATAAACTCCTGTGTCTTAGGAGAATTGAAGTACAGTTCCATCTTTCTATCACCTTTCGAGGTTGCGTTCCATTGCTTGAGCAAAGCTGTGGCATTAAACATAGAATCTTTCGTTCTCTGCTCTACACTAAACATGCCCATTGGGCGTATCATTATCTGATTTGTTTTCATCTTTTCTAAAAAATAAAGCCTCGCTTATTTGGCGAGGTTTGGTTACACTGAAAAATAAAGTGTTGTTAATCTGTATATCCGAGATTTGTTAATACTTTTCGTATAAAAGCAACACCTGTTTGATAGACAACCGTCTTAATATTGATACAAATATCACCATTCTGTTTGCTATACTTTTGCTCAATAGTTCTAAAATATCCGCAATCAATATATCTTTGCATCGGCAGATTTCGCTCTGTCAATATCTTATTGCATCTAAGAATCTCAAAAAGTTTGTTCCTTCCTATATTTTTAAAATTAAGCACATTAGCGACTGCTTTCATTTCGATTGCATCTTTACTATTAGTTACTGCATCAAAGAACTCTGCTTTTGGCTTATTTTCTGCTATCAATCTTTGCTGTTCCTCTATCTTCTCTTGTTGTTTGGCTGCAAGCATTAATGCTTCTGAAAAAGTCTGCGGAATCAAAAAAACCTCCGCTTTTCTTCTCCATTTCCAACTCTTCTAATCGGTTAATGATTTTCTCACGCAACACTACATCGTAGCCACTTGCAAGTATTAAACAACCTTTCGGGGTAAGGCTATACATTCTTTGTTTCCTGTTTGAAGAATCTATATAAGAGGTTAGTCCAAAATTGGACGCATCTACACCCTGCCTTAAAATACTATCAATATCACGCAATACATGTTGATGTTGTTTGCCTGTTATCTCTGCGATTTCGAGAGAGGTTATGTTGTTTTTATTGTCAAATTTATTTATCTCGTACATTTTTCTCTTAAACATTAAAAGTTTATATATAGCAAAGTAAATCCGTCTTTTGTTATTACAAACATCGGTTGCTTATGTTTTTGCTCGTTCAAATATTCTGACCGGCTCAAAATTTAGCCGGTTAAATTCTTCACTACATTGCAACCCCCGAATATCTTTTAAAACATTCTTATGTTCCTTGCCGAAAGTCTCTGCAATTTTCAAACTTGTTGTTAAGACTTTGCCACTCTCATTTATAAAAACCAAATTACTCTCACTCATATTTTCATTCGTATGGTTAAACTTACTTTTCTCGTGCATTTCCTGTAAAAATAAAAAAGCCCCACCTACGAGGCAGGGCTAAATTAAACCTTAAAACGGCAAATCATTTGTCTTTGCCTGCGGTGCATTTTGCTGCTGTGGCACGCCTTGATCGTTTACTTGTGGAGGAAAAGGTTGATCGTTTTGCTGTGGTGATTGCTGATTAGCATACATAACAGCGTTACCTTTCTGTTCTGTAGCGAACCTATCCACTTTCCAACAATTTATAGAATTAAACACTTTTTCCTTCCATTCGTTTGTAGTGCTGTCAAGATGCACACACACATGCTCACCCTCGCGCAAGTTCATTAAAGAGATTTTTTCTTCCCCAAATATTTGAAAACATATAGAAGAAGGGTATTGTGAGTTTCCACCGTCTTCTGTTATAACATACTCCTGCTTAGCCCAAGATTTACCTGTTTTCGCTGACACGCCTTCCATCTTAGGAAGTATTTTTGTGATTGTTCCCGTTACTTGAATATCCATATTCTTCTTCTTATCATTATTATTAAAATATCATGTTGTTATATACTCGTTTTTGCTTTTTCCATTTCTTCATCATCAACAACTTCAAACGACAAACCATTTATCGTTTTATGAAATAAAACTTTTTTTTCACGAACAAGATTATTAATGTCTTCCTTCGCCTGTTTCTTTATTCGTTCCATTATCTCGTTGTGAGAAGCCGAGCGTGGCAATATATTTGCCTCCACTTTCTTATCGTTAATCTCTTTTATAATATTAAAGACATCTATCATAAGTTATTAATAAAAAACCAGCTATCTTCACAGACGGCTGGTAGTAAAAAACAAATTATAAAAATTAAGTTATGAAAAGTTAGATTCTTTTTCTTCTTGCATACTCGGCTATTAAAAGACCATCTCTATCCTTATGTTTTACATCCTTAAAAACAGGGAACAACCTGTTCCCTATATCTAATGACGCTTTCTTTTGTTCATCGCTACCCTTTAGTCCTTTAGGAAGCATCACTCTTTGCCACTCTTTACTATCTATATAAATGTGAGGATATTTAAGTAGCTCTATTATGATAAGTTCTGCTTCAAAACATCTAAGAGCCGATGTTGTAGCTTTAAAGCGAGTAGGATTCACTAAAGGTCTTTCCATTATCACTAATACGTTTTCTTCTAAGTACAAGCCGAGCAGCTTTTCAAAAGCAATGCTATCTACCCTTGTTACCATTTGCCTTGCTTTTGTATAGTTTTGTTCTTTTATTACGGGGGTTTTCACGAACAAAGGAGAGGTTTTATCACCCACTATCCCTATAGTTCCCGTAACCCCATTATCTACACCTATATAAACTTTACTCATATATATATATTATGTTTAGTCTTGTTTCTACAAAAACCGCCCTACCCTCACGGGCAAGGCAGTAAAAAATAACAATGTTACGTTAAAAATTAAAGATTTACAATTCCTAAAATAAAACAAATATATTCCTCTAAAATTCCAAAATAATCATTTTTACACAACCTTTTTCTTCTACATCAAAGACATTTCTCTTACCAGCAAACATAAAAATGCTTGCTATAATTAAATTATCTTCCTTTTAAAAAAATGTATAATATGATGCGTTTTTATATTCTTTATGTACAAAAATAAAGAATATTTTTACAAATAAACAACTAAAACCAATGTTTATTTTTAACGTTTATTTATATAGTGCCTCCTTGCCAATTCGATTGTAGAGCCTTTATAATAGCTCACAAGGAGGCTATGTTTTAAGCTGACTGCCTTACCAATCATTTAAAGTCCACGACTACTTATTATATCTTCGTTTTAGCCTTTCTTACGTTTTTACGAGTACACTATAATTTTTAATACTCTATAGAGGTGCTACTTTTAATCCTCCACCCCAACCGCTTTACCTACATTCAACTTGGAACCCGTCTTTCGGTCGACGCAACGGCTGCATCTAAAAATACATAAAATAATTTATATTTACAAATTGCAATCTCTATTGCAATTATTATTTGTAAATATATTATTAAATTACTTTAAACGGTAAAAGCATAACTTTTACCAAATATTAAAAAGTAATTTTTATTATGCAAATATAGCAAAAACATACTACTCTAACAAGTAAAATTAAATTCTTTAGCTAATATTTTAAAATTTTAGCACAAATGGGCTAATCGTCTTTAAACCTCCCCTTTCCTCTTTCTTTTCATTACAAATATCTACTTCTTCCTCTTCTGCCTTCGCAAATTTAATGCGATATTTATTAAAATAATAATCTTCTCTCTTACATCTTTTCGTGTCTTTATCATAATAGAGCGTATAAGGTTCTCCTTTTACTAAAAAGTAATTATAAATTCTTCTCAGTCTATACATAACAGAGTATATTCTTTTTGGTAAAATAGTTACTTTCATCTTCGTGGTCGGTTTCATGCCCGATAGCTTCTCGAAGACTGCTCGCTTATATTTTTTCTGAAATCCTATCTTTGCGGCTATTCTTACTTTTGCCGGGTCTGCTTTTTTTAAATTATCTATCCTCGCCAAATATTTATACTCGGGTGTTTTTTTTAATCCATACAACCTCTTGAGATGTTTTATCGTTCCTAACTTCCTGTTGATAATCCTTGCTATTTCTTTATTAGGCGTATTAGGATATAGCTCTATGACTTTCTCTATCTCTTCTTTTTGTAAAGGTACATAATGCTTTTTTGTATCTACTCCTCCACTTTTTATTATACGATATATTGTCATGTCGCAAACACCAAATTTTGCTGCCATTTTAAGCACTGGTACCTTGCCATAATGCTCTACTATATATCTCCTCTGTTCAGGTGTTATATTCACATACTGACTCATGCCTCTACCTCCTTTACTTCGTTCTCCATAAACTCCGGGTGTTCTTTCTGCGCTGCTTCAAAACAGCCCCCTATATATTCTCCTTCAGCTATCTTCTTATGTATTCTGTTCCACATTCTCGATGTTGCCGATGTCTTTAGCTTTATCTCTCCGTTAGACTCGTCCACGTCCTTATACAGCTTATCCACTGCTCTACTGAACCAATAAGCCACCTTTGATACGTTAAACTCCTCAAAGAATGACGATACGTTATAACCGAATTTCTCCTTGCATTGCTCGCCCAAACTTTTAAAGTCCATCACGCACGATTCTAACAAGCACCGCGTTGTCTCTACCTGCGCATATAGCTTTGCCCTTTCTACGCCGTTCTTTTCCATTACACGCTCTAAAGAGCTTCTAAAAGCATTAATATCTTTCTCTGCTAAGTCTATTACCGTATCTGAATAGCTCTCAAAGAATCCACCCGACTTCATTATCTGCATCATCTCTGCACGCTTTCTGTCAGCTTCGCTTAGTGCGTTATTAACCGAGTGTTTAAGCTCATGCTTGAAGTCCTTTTCCTCTCGCAATGATATTGTGGTTATGTCCAACTGATTAAATGCTAATGTAATACATAATGTTAAGGCGAAGTCATAACATTTAGCGATGTACTTCAACGCCTCTAACTCTTTCTCCGTTTTATACGTTACTCTTTTCATGCCTATATATGTTCTGCTTTACTTAATGTTATATTCCGTTGTTAGCTCGTTATACTTATCCTCGTACTCCTTAGAGTCTCGCTTCCCATACAGCTCTGCTATATCTCGCACCCTTGCCCTTGCTGTTAATCTGCATCGGTGTTCCGCTGCATTCTGTAACCTCATACGCAGTTCTACCTCTATTGCTGTCATAATTTTATAAGTTAATATTTAATCTTTTCTTTCATTATTTCTTTCAGTTCCTCTGCACTTGCATAAGAATGCTCTTTCAGAATAGCGAGAAACCTATCACGCTTTAATTTCTTGTAATACTTTACGAAGTCCTCTCTTACGAGGTCGCACGGCTCACCGGGTTCTATCACCATTTCCTTTCCTGTCCTTTCTGCAATAGTGGATAATGCGAATATATCAAGACCGTCCTTATTAACGATGATGTACATATTTCGGTTAATGGTTATCCTACCATAATGTCTCACTATTGAGAACTGGGAGTTTGCCCAATATTCCTCTGCCATGCAAATTGGCATATCGTTGTTTGTCATATCCTTATTATATTATTTTGTTTATACAATTTCTCTATATTTTAATCCACCCTTTCAAATGTGTACGCCCCCACCCATGGGTTGCGCTCCAAAGTGCCTTTGCCACAGATTTTGTCTATTAAATACCAAAATGCTTCACGTGCGCTTAGAAAGGCTACATCAGGGGCATATCCTATATTTTTGGAAACATAAAACAAGTTCTTGTTGTCATAATATTGCCAAACGCCCTATTTCAAGCAATCCTCTTCTGTTATGTCTTGCAAACGTTCAATCCTTACATCGGTAATCTTGATGTGGTGTGGCATTAAGTTAGCTTTTACAAACATTTTATTCGTCCACCCAGCCTTATATTCTCTATTTATAGAACCATCTACATTGATTATAATATCGCTGTACTCCGCCATACATTCGATAATATCCTTGTATGGCTGTGCAATCGCAACTATATCACCGACCTTATAAGGCAGGCACTTTGCCGTTTCTTCCCAATTCCCAAGCGGCGTACCCTCTTTCAGTAACCGTCTTGTCATTGTCTTCGTTCCTTTTAGCACCTCTTTGGTGAGAAGGAACTTGTCGTTAAACATTATCTTTTTCATTTTCTTGTCTTTTTTAGTTCCTCAATAAGTGCGTCTGCCCACTGCACACAATTATGGGCGTATGATACAATGTTTGCACCGTCCATTGGTAGGTAGAATGACGCTGCCATTATGTCTTTTGCAATCTCGTATCTTCGTTGCTCCCAGTCAACAGGCTCGGTTTCCATCTCCTCGAGCAGCACCAGCTCATTCTTGTCATAGGTGTTACCGTCTTTGTCGGCATACTCCGTTTCACTTACTTTCTTTACCTCTATGAGGTCTCCTTTTACTGCGTACATAATTGTTATTCTTATAAGTTAATATTTAACATTTGCTTATTAAAATCGTTAATTTTTTTGTTGTGCGATGTAAAACGCACTATCTTTGCCACGCAATTTAGTATGAGGCAATACCTCTATGGCGATATGTCGTCTCTCCGTCCGCTCTCTTCCTGTTAGAGAAAAGACACGCCCTCAGTCCCGTGCTGGGGGCTTTTCGTTGCATTTCGGCATAGTGCAACGACTTCAACGCAATTAAGCGTTGACTGCAACCGCCGAGAAAGGAGGTATTGCTGTATGAATACTAAATTGCACAAAGGCAAAATGCGTGAAGTGTTTTGCAAGTTCATTCGCAGGGGAGGAAAGATAATCTACCCAAAGAATGGCACTTGTTTCCACTTCTTCGTAAAGGCGTAGTATTATCGCCGTAGTCTTGGAGGGGGTGTTCACGGGCACTCCCTTTTCAGTCTTCCTCAAGTTCTTTGTCCTCATACACATTCCCGATGACAACCAATCCGCGCTCATTAACCCATTGCTGATAAAATGCTATTGTAACGTCTGGTTTAGGCACAGCAACAAACTATGAATATTCTTCATGGTATTGTATGATGTAGGGGTAGGATTCATCAGCTATGACGTCCCCTTCGAATATTTTCACCCCTTTTGCATCTTTCAGCCCTGTGTACTGACCTACGGTGTCAGCGTCCACAAGATATTCATCTAATGGGGTCGATAAGTCCTTTAACACGTCTGGTGATATGAAATGATAGCCACGATATGCGAAGTAGTAGCCGTACAGCCACTTTTTATTTTTCTTGTTCCACCCACGAAACAGTATTTCTCGTTTTTTCATATCTTTACTTATTTAAGTTGATTATTCATACTTTTTTACTTATTTCAAAAAATAAGTATAAATTACTGATAGGATAAATGCGATAGTGAATAACAGAAAACTCATGCCTAACCACTTAAATGCAATTCTCCCTGTTTTATCACTATCCGTTATCAAGTGAAAATACACTTTCACACAACCAATAATACAGATTAAGGCACTAATTGTATACAGAAGATTTATTCCTTTTTCCCAATATAGATATTCTCTCATCGTCTTTTTGTATGTTTATTTTTTAGCTTCTTGCCTCTCATCATTTTCCAAGTCAGCGTACATCGCTTCCACATATTCCACCACTCGCTTATACTCTCTTCTGCTTACCTCACTATCTTTATATGCTTTCTTAATCAGCTCCTCTCCTGTACCGTAAAAGCAGCCTACCTTCCACATCTTATTGGAGCGTGTGTATGTGAAATAACGACCACTTGACCATATATTTTTTAAAACCACGTAATCTCTTGTGAAGCGTACCTCTGCATCGCCATACACCTCTGCGTTGCCATACACCTCTGCGTAGCCAAATACCCGAGCATTGTCAGATACACAAGCATTGTCAGATACACAAGCGTTGCCAAAAACCTGAGCATTGCCATATACCAAAGCATCGCCATACACCAAAGCATCGCCATACACCCGAGCATTGTCAGATACACAAGTATTGCCATATAC